AGGGTATGCCCGAGGAAGTAGTTGAAGTTGTGACTCGAGTCCGAGGCTACCTAGAATCCAGACTTACACCCGAGGAGTTTAGGGATGTTGATGATCAGTACTACTTCAGCTTCCATGACTCCAGAATCGATTTCCCCACCCTTCCGGTTCGTCGGGAGTGGCGTCTCGGTACTAACTTAGAGACTGGGGCTTCGACCGTTATCTTTGATATCGACAAGAAGACCTGGTGCTACCGCGAACCTTGGAGTGGTTGTGATACTGTGATCAAGGAAGGCGCCGAAGAGGCTATCGCTCACTTGTGTCTCTTGGTAGTTGATGTATGAAAATCCTTTGGCCTTGGACGAACCTCGGCTGCTTAGCGTTTAAGTTTAAGTCCGGTCTTTACATCGACTTATATAAAACGCCCGGCTGAGGTATCTTCATCTTCAACCCAAATCGAAAGCCGGGCAGTTGGTCCTGCAAGTTTTGTAGGTATAGGATCGACTGCCTCCTAGGCTTACCCTGTGCGAAGCCTAGGACCTGGATCAGTCTTAAGACCTGGCACGTGAATGTACGCGCTTGAAAGGAGGTGGGAGCGGTGAACTAAAATGAAAACTCCAATTACAATCAAAGTCAGAAATCCATTGAAAACAATTTACACTTGGATTATAATTAAGGCTGAGGCTAAAATTATAATCCAAGTCTTGGCCCGAGGTTTGGGATCCTATATCCTGTGTAGGTCCTTAGCGTAATTCAATAGCATAAAATTTGCAATAGTCAACTAACCACTAACAATTGAGGAGGCAACACCATGGCACCACGGAAACCCAAAAGCGGCAAAGGCGTTGGCAACGAAACCACCAATCCCGAAACCATCAACACCAATGAGGAGGCTAACACCATGACTGAGAACACCAATCCCGAAACCACCAACACCAATGAGGAGGCTAACACCATGACTGAGAACACCAATCCCGAAACCGTCAATCCCGTTGAAGATGGCATCCTGGCTTCCGCTACTGGCGAAGTCGAGAGCGACCTTCTGGCTTCCGCTACTGGCGACGTTGCAGAAGATGAAGACGAAGCTTTGTTCGAGAAGCTGGTCGAAACCAAGTCCGGCAAAGGCTCTCGTGCTCGGGATGAAAACAGTGCCTTCGCGAAGTTCCGGGACTATATCGACAGGATGTTGAAAGTCGCGGAGAAGAAGGGCACCTCCAAAATCCGGCTCGGCCGGTTGGTCCAAGGTGCCGTTGATTACGGCATCTTTAATGAAGTCAGTGCGGAACAGAGGTACCGCCGGGCCTATAACTACTTCACTCAGCAGCTGAAGCACCTGCCGAAGGGCTGGGAGAAGGTTTCCATCAATGGCACTAACTTCATCGTCAAGAAGTAAAATCAACCAACTCGGGGAGACTTCGGTCTCCCCATTCCACTACCTGGGAGGGTATGATGGAACGAGAGTGTGAACTGTGCGGCACGATCTTTGAGGGGGATGTAAATGCAACTAAGTGCCCTGACTGCATCCAATGCGAAGCAATTCTAACTGACGCGGTCAGTACCCCTCTCCCAACTCCAAAACCTTTCTACCCCGTAAGAACTCTGACGCCGGAGGACATTGGCTACAAAGCCCCAACCTGGCGTGAAGAGTTTGCTCGTATCATCAAGTTGAAGAATCTCAGGTCTGTTTCCTGCCTTGCTGAGTTCTCTACCTTGATGCAAGGGCTGGTGGATGAGAAGAGAGGGGTCTCGGGATGGCATGCCTTGATCATTATGATGAAGGTGCTAAAGCGTAACCCTGAGATCACTCGAGGGCAGTACAGGCCGTTGAAGTATCTCCTTCACTGCCATGTGGGGGTGCAAAGGATCATGAAGGATAAGGATCCGAACGTGATCCTCTGCAAGGCTCTCAACGCTCCGTAATGTACGCTTTTTTGAGGGGGCAATTTTATTTCCACTTTTTTGTCCCCTCAAAAAGCCTTTATAATATAATTGTATAAATATTTATAAATACAAGGGGGATACGAATGAGTGAGGATCGAAAGAAGATTCGTAGGCTCGTAATGAATCTTCTAGAGCAACGACCTTTCTTCGGTCACGTCCTCGCAGTGTGTACTTGGTCTTTTGAAAAGGATCTCCCAGCACCTGCGGGAATGATTGTCCGTGAAAGCTTGTGCATCGTAATTAACCCTGATGAGTTCTTTGAGTATAAGGAAGCCGATCAGAGGTACATTCTTATGCACGAGATTGCCCACTTCTTGTTTAAGCACCCTTGGCGAGCTAGGAATGCGGGGGCTGATAGGTCCCATATGATTAATAACATCGCCATGGACTTAGCAACCAACTCCTTCCTTTCAGATGCCTGCCACATCCACGAACCGGAATTTGTTCTTATGCCGTCTCAGTTCAAGTTGGATAAGAACAAAACGTATGAGTGGTACCTTTCAAACCTCCCTACTAAGAAGATTAAAGTTAAGGTCAAAGGGGATGGGAAGGGAGATCCTTCGAAAGGTGGCAGTCAGACGGATGAGGAATTCGAAGTTGAAGTTCCGGAGCACTTCTGGAAGGTCGACGTCCCTGAGATAGAAGCTGAGGGACTTGCGCGCAACCTCTTTGAGGGAGCATGCAAGATGGCGGGGACGGCTCCCAGTGGAGCACTTCGAGATCTATACAAAACTACTGCTGACGTCGATTGGAAAGACCAGTTCATTACTTATGCTCAGTCATCGGAGCAAAGCGAAGACTGGCGTTTCTGTAAGCGTCATACCTCCCGAAGATATTCTATACCTCCTGGAGCTAAGCATGATTATCAGGGGGAGGTTCACATCATGGTAGATACTTCAGGGTCGATGTCTAATAAAGAGATCGGTGCCTGTTTCAGCATCATACATAAACTTCATCTTATGGGCTACCGCATCTGGGTTCATGAAGTTGATGCTGCACTTCATGATAGTTATATCTACACCGGCACACCTCCGAAAGTTCATGGAGGTGGCGGGACAATGTTTCGCGAAGCCATTGTGAAAGTCCAAGAAGGTTTCCCTGAGATGCAAGAAGTGATTATCCTGACTGATGGGTACATCTTTGATGTGAGCGGAGGCATTCCTGCTGGCCTGAAGTCGGTATTGATCGTCCTCACTGAAGATAGCCATGCTAACCTGCCTGACTGGGCAACGACTCTCCGTATGCGCGGAGTAAACAAATAAGGGAGGTATTATGAGTAAAGGTGTTAATGAGAGGTATGCGGAAGTAGATTTGAATCAGGCCATGGAACTTACTCGAATGATGCTGAACGAGGGTCCTCGCCGAGTAACCGTTAACTTAGAAGGCGGTGCAGGTATTGGAAAGACCTCCATCATTCGGAGCTTTGAGGAAGATCCGGCCTACAAGGTGATCTTCGTTCCTACTGCTGCGGTTATCACGGAGCCCGGTGACATCGCTGGTATGCCCAAGACCGCAAATGGGGATTCGGGTGCTCGGACTATTTATGCTGCTCCGTATTGGGCTGTGGAAGCCAACGAGGCTGCAGCTTCCGGGAACTTCAAAAGAGTCATCCTCTTGTTAGATGACTACAACCGTGTACCCGCTCAGATCCTTCAATCCCTCATGCCCGTCTTCCTGGACTACAAAGTCGGCGCTCTTGATCTCCATCCTGATGTAAGAGTCGTGCTGACTTCCAATCCCAGCACCTCCGATAAGTACTCCACTCGTGGCCTTGACTTTGCACAAGTAGAGAGGATGGAGACCCTTCACGTCCGTCTGGACTTCAATGTCTTTATGCAGTACGCCCTGAAGAATAATTGGGTCCCTGAATGGACTGCGTTCCTCAATCTCTACAAAGAAGTGGTCGGGACTGATGGTGAAGGTGCCTCTCCAAGAACCTGCGACTTCGCCAACCAAGCTCTGCGGTGCATTAAGGATGGCGGACAGTCCATCTTGTCCGAGATCGCTCAGTTGAGACTTGATGCTCGGGTGGGTGCCGCTATACGTACCTCCTTCGTCACCTGCGTCAAGACCCAGGAACAGGTTATTCTCCCTGAAGAGATCATCTCAGGCAAGTACTCTGCGACAAAGTTTGAAGCGTTGAAGAAGAAGCCCGATATCATCAACCTTACTTACTCCCGGCTCTCATCCAAGCTGCATGAACTGAAGGGGCTCGGTAAGGAGGCAGTCACGAACGTCCAACAGTTCATGCTCAAACACGAGAGCGATGAGCTCACGTTCGTATTCCTGAAGTCCCTTCCCCAAGACCTTGCCCTCAAGATTCTCACGGGCGAAGTCATGAAAGAGATTCGCAAAAGAGTGTACGGTGCATAAACCAACCAAGGGGGACTAAGTCCCCCTAAATCCCAAGGAGGTGTTTAATATGGAAAGAAAGAGCGTAACTTCGACTGGAGAGATTGTGAGTGCATGCAGTGGGTTATACTATCGCGATGATGGGACTCAGCATAGGCACGTCAATCTTGCGACGCATCGTGAAGACTTATGTACCATTGGCAATGTTAAGGTCGCTTGCTATTGGTGGGGCCGTAACTTCGGTTATGGTTGTACTAGCTTCTAACAAGTAGTTGCGGATGAGGGTAAGACTCGAGGTACCTTACCCTCTCCAGAGCTACTTGCTAAGAAAGGAGGTGATGACGAAATGAACAAACACATTTGTGAATGGTGTGAACGTAGGCTCGATTGTATGGTCAGCCCTGAACTTGGAATGCTAATAGATGATACGGGGCACCCATATCAATGTGAGTATCTTCGGGACAGTATGACTCCAACGATGCTGTTCATCAAACCTCGATTTAGTACCGAACTGTTGACAGTGCTTTACTTCCTTCCTGAAGGGGTTCTAATGAGTCAGCAATACTGGTCTGAAGGTAATCGCCTTCAATCCGTATGTGACTTAGTCGAGTATGGAATAAGATCCGGATTCGATGTTCCCCTGTACTACCCTTATCCATTCCCAACGTAGAAAGGAGGTTGTGGTGAAAAAGAAACCTAGGTTTCTAAAGTTCCGCTTCCATGTCCCCTTAGTCGTTCCAATCTGCCAGCCCGCGACTAACATCGTTAATGCTAGAAAGCAAATGCACGATGCTCTCAAGCACGGAGATGTTATAGTGAGTCCCCCGGAGCTTGGATCCGCAACGATGCACAAAGCGGATCCCCAAAGCTGGAAGGCGGAGCTAGCCTGGCGATGCCCAGATTGTGAACATGAACAATGGTTTCCACTTAGTTCTAAATGGGAAACCTGTTTCGGCCACTGTAGGTCATGTGGCAAGAAGTTCATCGTCATCCAGGGATACATTAAGAGAGATCAAGGTGGTTGTGATGCGTGCTCAGAAAGATTGGCGTGCTTAACAACTCCTCATGCCAAGCCTGTATATGTCTCTGAAGATGATTTGATTTGAGAGGAGGTGATATGTCATGATGGTACAAGGACCAAATGTAATGGATTTAATGGCTGAGTGTTTAAACAACTTAACGGCCAAGGGGGTTACAGAGATTCAACGGGATGTCCTGGTATTTGAAATTAGAGATAAACTTACCCACCTTCCCCCTCGAGCTCGAATCTCTCAAGCGTTCCACATTGTATCCAGGTTCGCCCACAGATTTGAGGAATGGCATTGGACCCGTAACGCACGACACGTTGAAGTATTAAGGAGGAGATAGCTATGGATGAATTTATCGGCAGGCTGATTCAAGTGTTCGTAAAGTGGCAGGACATGTCAATCGCAAAAAGGATTCCTCGAGTGCGAGCAGTCCATGCCGCGAGGTTACTTTGCAAGTCACTCCTCCAGGAACTTCCTTTCGACGATCGATATGATCGTATCTGGTCGGCTCTTAAGGACATGCCCCAACTGGCTTGGCCCAAGGTTAAAGTTCATTGGCAGGATCGTAAGGACGGGACGAAGTGGTTTTACTTCTGTAAAGCCGATCCAGCTCGGGACTGTAAGACATGTTTCCAAAGAGAGGTGTGTGACCAATGAGAGATTGTGAGACCTGCCCAATCCGAAAAGTTAATTGCCTTTCTGGATCCTGCTTCTATGATTTAGTTGCAACAGGGTTAAGGAGTGACTTTGGAGAGGGAATCCCCGTGGATGAAGTTATGTCGTGCGTTGAGATCCTGTTGGTTGAGTGTGATGAAGTTTTATATGACATCGAGATTAAGACTCCTCCCAACTACTTCTACACTCTCAACGATGCCAACCTTTGGAAGGCCGACTACTTTCTCTACCCTGCACATGCGACAGATTGCTTCCTGATTGCCGATGTCGAGTTTCTCAATCAACTTAAGACTCCAAGTTCGTTGTTCAATGAGTCCAAACGGCTTGAGTTGATTGTAGCACGTTTCAAGCAACTCGGATTCGAACCCCAAATAGAATTTCATGATGAGGACTCTAAAGTCCCTGTTGGGGTTAGCTTGGCATTGGGTGAGATTGGATCTAACACCTGCTGTGGCGTTTCAGTTTCGGGAAGCACTTTAAATGCCGCCATCCAGGCGTGGCTATTGAAAAAGCATGACATCCTTATCGGTACGGTTATGTATGGTAGTGAGCTTCATAACCTATGGAACAATTTAGTTAACGATTAACCAAAGGAGAGTACGATGAGAGAGTTCCAACCAAAACCATTAGCAGATGCGATTGCAGAAGCAATTGCGGCCGCGGTCAAAGTGCTGACCACAAAGGGCGTTGATCTTTTCGATGGGGGGATTATTGACATTAGCATTGATCACACTGTATGCCCTGAGGACGACCGTACAGAGGTATGCAGTGTGTCGATCGAACTGGTTTTAAGGAATGATGGCAACTTTGTAATTGAGAGTGCCCACTTTGAAAGGTCTCACTACGTCTTCGATATGGATGAGCAGGAAGACATACTTGAGAAAGAGTGGATCGATGAAGACCCGCTAACCTAATCTGAATTTGTAGTTGGAGAAGGGTTAAGGACGACCCTTCTCCCTACTAGAGCTTCAGGCTAGATGAATACGTCTAGGCTGTTTCTATTAACCACTTATTGATTTACAGGAAGGCCTTGTCTTTAAGTGGCTTCGAGCTCCTGCAGCCTTTGAGACGCTTCGTCTTTAACATCCAACTTCCTTAACTTGCAGGCCCGCCGGTTTTTAACTCCCACTCTTCCAGCGTCCAGCTTCCTATTCCACGCCCCGCCCCGGGGGCTAGTCCTCTCCATTTAGTCAGACCATATACTTGCCATTCTAGGTCCCCTCTTCTCATCCGTACAACGCCGGGCCACTCTATCTGTATTAGTCAGCATTAAGACGTACATCGACGAACCTTTCCTATTGTCCCATTTAATTGGGCAAAGACAGCTCAGCCGGCATCCCTTACCGATCTATTGTCCCATTTAATTGTGCAAAACCCAAAGGCAGATGAGCCGTCCCTTTAAATTTAGCCTTCTTCTTGTGCAGCGTCTTATTCATCCACAGCCCTTCTAATTCAGCCATTAAATTTAGCATTGACTAAGTAATCCATAAGCCGGGCCGGAGTCGATACGAAAATTAATGACCCCTCATTTTTCGACTTGCTTTGGTCCTTATGGAGCCGTTATAATATAATCAAAAATGAAAACAAACAAGGAGGCATTAAACCATGACCGAGACTAACAAAGAAGTAAACGTGGTAGATGAAGACGAGGCTTTGTTCGAACAGTTAATCGAACCTCGTACTACCGGTTCTCGTACCCGTGATGAGAATAGTGCATTCTCTAAGTTCCGTATCTATATGTTACGTATACTTAAGGTAGCAGAGAAACGTAAAGTTAATGTTACCGCAGGTACGTTAGTTAATGGTGCGGTTGATCAAGGTATCTTTAACTTAGTGTCTGCCGAGCAAAGGTATCGTCGGAAGCTACCCATTCAACCTCTCCTGCTTATTGTGCAAAGGAACTATGATTTTTTAGCCTTAAGCCTATGGAGAGATTGGCATGGAGCCGCCTTGGTCTATTGTCCCCTTTAATTGTGCTAGCGATTTATTAGCCATAAGCAAGTTGGATTTGGGTCTCCCCCGATACGGTCGAACAATATACAATCACGCTCGCCGCCGCATAGGGCCGGGGATAGCTCTCTCCAAATTCGCGGACCAATTTTAGTGGGTCAATTATACAAATCCCTAGGAAGGTCCGCACCTAAAAAACTGCACGTCAAAAATTTTTTACCCCGATTTTTAGTGGGTATGATCCAAAAATTTTTGAGCCCTCTTTTTCTCACTTTATTTTTAGCCAAAGGAGCCCTTATAATAAAAACAAAAGATGTTTCATTATAAGGGGGTACCATGAAACGTTTCATACGAGAGGGTGGATTGATTAGTTGGATCTTGGTTACTACAAACTTACTTGTCCATCAAACCTACGTTAAGATAGTAATGAACGTGCTATACGGAGTTCAAGTAACTAATGCCGGTCTTCTTTAAAGATGCCTGTCCTAAATGTGAACAGACTATAGTTGCCTCTCCGGCCTGTCCGAATTCCTTTTTTTGTTTGGGTTGTAAGACGTTGTTTGTACGATGGACAGAGAAGTGTGACGAATGTAAGTCACGTCTTAGTTGCGTGGCGAAACCGCCAATTACTATAACGACAGAGGGCGATTGGAAAGATTGGACACTTAGAGATGGTGAGAACGAGTAATGTCAGAGTTTAATTTTAAGGAACATATTTTGTCTGCGGAGTATCTTGGTGTTACTTGTCCAGAATGTAAGACAACAAAGTCACTCTTCTTTGAAGAGTGGTATGATGGTAATCCAATGTGTATGATGAGTTGTGATCGGTGTAACATAACGTTGATGAGAAGATGGATGCGTGTGATGTATGTAAACATCGAGTTAAATGTCTTACCCGTAGGAGGGACTAAATGAAAGTATTAGATTTGGGTACGGGGTATGAACCTGCAACGCAACTTCCTGGAGCTGACTTGTGTTGTGGGAACTTAACCGAAGAAGACATTGAGGAATGCAAAAGTGTTGGAGCTATAACTGATCAAGTAATTTATTTGCAACATGCCAGTACAGAAAATCCAACACCCGCCGAAGACAAAGAATATGATATGGTGTGGTACTCGTTTGGACTGTATAGTTGCAGTTTCGGCGAACGCCAAAGTATTGCAGACGAAATTGATCGTATAACGAAAGATAGATCGACGTTAATCATAAAGGATTATAACCAGTGGTATGATCCTGAGAAGGATGAACTCATAACTGTTTCGGTTAGGGAATGGTTGACTAATATGAAACAGGTCTTTAGTAAATGGGTTTTTGCTACGGTCTCTATCGAGATCGATGATGAAAACGTTCATTCATTCCAACACTATGATGAAGCTGGTTCAGGGATCTTTCAGATGATATTGATCCTCAAAAAGGGTTGGGGATAATGAAGTTGGTTGTATGTTTAATTCAACCAAAAGGAACGATATTAAATTGGTGGGGGGTATGGAGATGACTGAGAAATGTCCTGAATGTGGTGGAGCTCTATCGAGATCGATTGTCGCGTTCTATAATGAGATGGTTATTATAAATGTGATATGTCCCACATGTGATCTGTGTTGGGAGTTTACTTTTCATAACTTACCGTTCTATGAGAAGTATAGTGGTAATAAGAAGTTGGGTGATGGTTATGGGATTCCAAACGAACTGAGATAACTTTAAAGGAGGAATGAAGATGCAAGCATGGCAGAAACGGTGTAAGTTGACTCCGGAGCAAGTGGAAAGCAAAACAGTTCCGACTTGGGCCAATAGTATGGTAGAGAATTGGAGACGGCTGCTTGATCTATTCCCGCGGGAACAATGGTCCGATTGGGAAATTTTCGAGGCTATCGAAAGCACCGAAGTTTACTTGTTCGAGGAAGATGATCAAGTGGAGATCATGAAAGACGCTTTGGCTGTTCCATAAGAAAGGCAAAGGTGTTGGGACCGATAGGGGACCCATTAGGGTCCCCATTTTATTTTGTGCCTTGAACTTGTGCAAACTTCCAAAAGCCTTTTAGCCGACATTGATACATTTTTTATTTAGCCTTTTTATTTCCACTTTATTTTCAGCCCAAAAAGCCATTATAATAAAAATAAAAGAGGATACAAATGAAATCCGTGCAGGTGGTTGGTAAACATGGATACGATTATGTTTGCGTGGGTTGTGGGATGAGTTTGTTGATTTCATCTCGCACAAAGCCATTATCATGCAGAACATGTTGTATCTTCTGTCTTACCATTCAAATCCTTGTCACTGATCCTGTTGAATGTGATGGGTGCGAAAAGAGGCTTGAATGTTTGATAACGCCACGGGCAATTATATAGGGGGTTAATAATGCCAAGGTATCAATTCGGGTTCAGCGAAGATATGTGGGGCAATACTAGAGTAATGTTAACCCGGTTTAGTTTTAGTGCCCGTAACACCATGGAAGCCAGAGTGGTGTATTCAAGTCTTGTATCATTGTTTAAGAACAATGCCTTCATAGAAGTTCAAGCGCCTACCTTGGATATTGATCGGAACTTCGGCCCCTCCCAAGACTTCAAGTTTCGCTCTCCAAAGAAACTCTACATTGAACAAGTCTGCCCACATTGTGGATTCAAATCATACCTATTACTTAGTTGGGCTGGAAAGATGATCAAGTGTTTTGATTGTCACGAAAAGTTTATAGTGTGTGATGATTGTGAAGAATGTATGCATAGGGTTAAATGTTTGTTAAGAGATGCGGATGGAGTGTAAACTAAGATGAGTAGATGGGAAGTGAAAGACGTTGACTTGTTTAGGTATACGTGTCCATATTGTGGATTCATTATTATAACACCCACTATTATGTGCTTAACGGTTTGTGAAGAATGTGATAACTTAATGAACGTTAGAGAAGATGTTGATTGCAGTGGTTGCCATAAACGAGTAGAGTGTTTAGCATATGCTAGACCTACCGATATCACACCGTACACCATTGAGGAGTATGAAGAATGGGCGTAGAACATGAATTCATAATTTTCAAATGTCCGGCCTGTGGAGAGATAAAAATCTTCCACAGTACCTGTTGTTTTAAAGAATGTGGGTGTGGTGAATCATTTGCCATACCTTTAGATAATTGTGATGAATGTTGCCTGAGAGTTACATGTTTAGGTATGAAACGAGTTACGGAATACAAGGAAGTGACTGCAGACACGATAGTTGCAGGGACTCATAAATGGTTATGAAGAGACCAAAGTCGTACAGGTTTATATGTCCGTCATGTAAGGCCGGGATTAGTTTCTTCGGGTTTATAGAAACGTTTCCTTGTAGGTATCAATGTAGTTGTGGGGTTTGGAGTATTATTCATTACACGGAGTGCGAATCTTGTGTCCATAAGCTCTCTTGTTTAACCATGTCTACATTTGAGGTAGAAAAATGACAACCGATTTGAATTGTAATCATTGTAGGAATAGGTTGGATTGCATAGTTCAAAATGGTGGATGTGGTATTAAATTCCTTTCGACACCTCATGTGTATGAAAGTGGAGAGGCTGGGTATTTAATTAAGGGAGGTATCAATACCCCAGAGGATTGTGTATTTGTTCCCGCGGTGGGGAGCTCATTAAATCTGTGTTGTGATCAGATACATATACCAGTGGATCTTAAAACACTGATGTGTATTAAGTCAATACGTAGTTGGAAGGAATACTACCATGAAGAAGGTATACACACTCTGTTCTTGAATGAACATATATGTCTGACCGCGAAGGAGGTGGAATGAGTATATGCCCTTCATGCGGAGCTAAGGTGAGGTATGCAAGGTGGAAGTATTGCATTGTTTATTGTTGTGCTTCATGTGGGACGACATTTAAAACAGTGGAGGCCCCTGAATGTGACACATGTATTGGTCGGTTAAGATGTCTTATTTTTCCCGTAGCGGATAGAGGAGATGAAGATTATGGATATTCATGATATCTTGATGGGGATGGAGTTTATCGTTGCGGTTAAACAAACGGGCAGGGACTTGGAAATCTACTGTCCTTATTGTGGATTTAAATTCGGTAAGGTGCCTATAGGGGGGTCCATTTATACAGATCTGTTTAATAAGGCTGACATTCCTATGAAGGAGCATTTAAAGGCCAGTAAGGACTGCAGGGATGGGAGGTCAAGCATAAAGCTGAAGATGCTGATTAAGCCAACAAACCTGGACTTTTTTAGAAGTATTGGGATTGACGTTGAGTAGGGAGCGAGGAATGGATAAAGATTTTGTAGTGCCAGCGGTGGGCTGTCCTGTGTGTGGTAAGCAGCTAGATAGGGCTAGGGCAATAAGTACCAGAGGTCCAAAGCCCGGGGATCTAAGTCTCTGTATTTATTGCACCGCAGTGCTCAGATTTAATAATGATCTAACCCTCCGAGAGTGTACCGATGAGGAGTTTAAGGGATTCCCCGAAGATCAGCAGAAGTTCCTTGAAGATGTATGCAGTAAGTTGAGAAGCATACATAAGGAAATGAACTTCCCATTCGATCGGAGGTAGTATGAAGTACCTGATCTACCGAGAGGATGATAATTGCTTCGAGGATGTAATGTTCGACTCCATCCAACAAATATTCAATGAGTTCAGGAAGCCAGTGATTGAATACTTGTTGCGGGTAAAGTTTTACAACCAGGAACTTAAAGAGGTCGTAAACGAGACGGATATACCACGGTTGGCAAGCCGCTATGAGAATCCATGCACGATCTGTGATAGGCGGCTATTATGCATTGTTGGAGCGGAATGTCCTCATACCCCTGTTGTATATGAAGTGCCTGATGAAATTAACTTCGCGGTAAGCCCTAAGTTCTTCTTCGGGTTGTCAGATGTTCTTGAGGTGATTGAAAGATTACCAGAGGTACGTAGATGTAAATTAACGTTCGCGGGTGAAGGGGAGGTAATTGAGTAAGCGAATCCTAGAGTATTACGGAACGATTTACTATAAGGATCATAATGAGGGTTTGTGTATTAAACGCTCTGGGGGCAGCTACTTTCACTTTCCACAAGCATTGCAATCCTGTTCGGGTGGGCAAGAATTAATAGCTCAATTAGATTACCCTTGTCCACATTGTGGTGCACAACTCATTTTATGGTCTGAACCGATTAGAGGGGTATGTCAATGTCCTTCATGTAAAATGGTAATTAGGGTATGTCGTTTGTATGATTTGACGTGTGAGGAGTGTCTTGATAGGATTAAGTGCTTAGCGGTTCCTGGAAGATGTAATGAAGGTTTATAAGTTCTATTGTCCGGTGTGTAAAGATTTATTGGTTGAAACAGTCGAGCACATACCCGCGTATTGTTGGGCTAGATGTAATCAGTGTAGAGCAAGAGTAATTGTAAATGGTACTGACTGTTCTAATTGTCTTGGTCGTGTCGATTGTTTTGCAAACCCGTTAGCTGTTATAGAGGTGGAGGAGGTTTCATGAGAAATGCAGATACATGGGCTATGGAAATGTGGAGGGAGAAAACTGAAGAGCAGTTACTTGGGATCATCAAGAACATTGATTTAGCATATACCACTGAAGAAGTCAATGCAATACATCGAGTATACGTTCGGATGTATGGACATGAGCCAAGAAAATAGCTGCATGTGGTGCGGTGACCATTTCTTTATTCGCTTAGGCTGTTGTGATATTTGTGATGGACGGGTACAATGTCTCGCTGGAAATGTTTGTGCCTTTACTTATTTTTGTGAACATTGTATCCAGACGTGGGGTGCCGCCGATCTGTTAGGTTACTTCCAGAGAAATGCTGATGGATCCTTTAATAGTAAAATGTAAAGTGTGTGGCCGTATAGGTTGACTAGTTTCCTATTGGGGCTCTAAAGAGTGCAAGATTCATTGTGCTTATTGTGGCCGAGCTCATATTATGAACGCAAATGAACGTTGTAAGGAGTGTAAAGAGAGACTCGAGTGTCTTGTTATCCCTTCAGTAACATTGTCATCGGAGGCGTTAGAATTTATTGATCATCACGCATACAGAATACGTATGGGGTTAATAAGCAGCGGTACGATATTATTCTTTACTACAAAATAGAGGAGGTACATAATGGGACAATCAAAGAAGGCGTTCCAGGAATACATCAAAGATGTATTTCCGGGGCGGAGTTTAAGCATTCAGCAAATGGCGGCTGTAGGTCGATGGCTACGAAAACAGGGGTTCGATATGAAGAAGGAGTACGATGTCACGGCTCGTAGAGAAATTAAGTACATCGTTTATGACTCCCGTAAAATCCTCCCCAATAGTTGTCCTGTAAAAATTGGAGGGGCTGCCCGGATAATTGCATTGCCAACTTCATCAAAGGTTGCTGAGACGGTTAGGCTTGAAGAGCCGAAAGAAGACATCAAAGCTCCTGCAGCGGGGCCGCCACGAAACTTTCAAGAAGCGATTGCCTACATTAACGAGCTCCATACGGTTATTGAGTTGCTGGTTGGTGACTTGGAGGAAGAGAGGGCAAAGAACAAGGTAGAGGTCCCAAGACCCTCAGAGAAGGTGGCGGCAGTCCTTCAAAGTATGGATATTACACACCCCTGCGATAAGTGAGATGTAGAATGCGGAGCGGAACTTATTACACCCGAAAAGGGGCTATTGGAAATATGCTTGTATGCGAAACATGTATGAAGCGTGTTTCATGCTTGGGAGGCCATACCTGTAAAATGCCCTGGCATCGTAGGTGGGTGTGGAGGCTTTTGGAAACTCAAAAGTTCTCAATCCTGCAGGGGTCTAATGCACACCGTACTTTAGCATTTCTTGATAGGTTTGGAGAAGTTCCGCTCCGAGATATTCGGTTTAGCAATACTCATTTATATGTCCTCCAATTATTAGTCGGAGGACTTATTGCTCGCTCGAGATTGGAAGGGAGAGGAGGGACGTACCGAATAACAGAGCTGGGGATACGGGCGTTGAGAATTCTTAATGGAACTGATAAGTTTTTCCATGCGTATCGTGACTACACTGGAAATGGGTGTATTAGGGGCACTGGCGTGATTCGGATTGGAAACATGCGCCCGAAGTTTATTCAAGTAGAGTACGAGCTAAATTTATACTGGGTTGAAAGAGCAAAGAAAGTACATTGGTGAGGAGGGGATATGGGTATAATGTATGTGCATTCCAGGTGCTGTATGGCTCACTGGGAATTGGTTTATGTGGGTGGTGAATGGGATTTAGTTTGTGAGAAGTGTGGTAGGCCTATAGGGTCCGGGATAAAAGTAGTAGGCCCTAAAATAGCTTGTGAATGTGAATTGTGTAAGAAAGAGCAGGGACCTAATGAGTAGGATGATCTATATAAAGACCAGAGTAAATCAGGTTTATTATGAGTGGTGCGAGTGTAATACTGTTGAGCATCCGTGTTTAGAAATAACTGTAATAACTTCAAACGCAGCGAGTGCCAAACTGTGTGAGAAGTGTGATGAACGAGTTGCATGTTTAGTTTCCCTTAATCCCTGCTACAATAAAGTTGTATGGCATGTATGTAATGGGTCAAGGCAAGGTGTTTACTTTATCAAGAAAATCCCTGCGGCTGGCGGGAAGGAGGTACATATACAAGACTCCCCAGGTGCCGATGAGGAGGTTTTTAAACGACTTACGGGGTTGACTTTTGAGGATGTGGTAGCTAAACTTTATCGGAGGTGACACAAGCCGGGGATTCAAATGGAAATTAAAAAGCCATCTTTTTCAGCGTTGAAAAAAAGCCATTTGGGCATTTATAATAAAATCAAAAATGAAGGAATTAAAGATGGGGGGACGTAATTGAGGGCAAGGGGATTTATTGAAACGAAATTTAGGATCCCCTCTTTTTCAGCGTTGAAAAAAAGCCATTTGGGCATTTATAATAAAATCAAAAATGAAGGAATTAAGGTTAGCGTACCAACCCCACTTAGTGGGGATAAAAATAAACCGGCTAAGCCGGTAAAGCTCCTAAGGAGGAAGTATCATGGATAAGACCGCATCCGACATCAACATTTTGGAAAATGACGATCTGCTGTTCGAGCAGGTCATGGAAAACAACAGCCGCCGCGGTGGTGGTTCCGGCGATTCGGTAATGGGCGCCTATCGCGACAAGCTGAAGATGGTGCTCGATCGTGTGGATAGCAACCCCACGATGCCTGTCAAACAGTTGAAGGCCGGCGCCGTTGCGAATGCCTTGAAGGGCTTGTTCGTCAGCGTCGATGAAAACAACCGCTATGGCCGCTCCTATCGTTACCTGCGTCAGATGGGACAGAACCTCAAAAACTGGGGCTGGGAATTAAAGGATGTTGGTGGAATCCAGATGATCGTCAAGATCACCGGCGCTGCTGCCACTCCGGTCAAAGAAACCAAAGAAACCAAGGAAACCAAAGACAAGGCCGAGAAGGTTGCGGCCACTGCTTAGTACCCTCCCAATTAGTAATCCCTAACCAAAAGGTGGGAGTTAGGAGCTCCCACCTTTTTTTAATACAGTTAAATTCAGCCCCTGGCCCTAAGGGAGGACCTAAAAATGGGAACGTATCCGTTTTGGGCGTTAATATTAGCAATTATGACTTATGCAGGCCTCCGGGCGGCAGGCTATAGAATCGGCCCGCCAATGAATAGAAAATAGGTGGAGGGAAATCTTGCGCGGGTAACAGGGTACATGCCTCCTCATAAAGCCTACTGTGGGATTGGCTCACAGGTTACCCGCGTAAGAGGTTTTTTAAATGGAACATTACGTATTTGGAGTGTTTAGACTGCCGATTTGTTTCCTGGTTTTATCGAGGTCTATACACCTTCCAATGAAACATTTGGGGAACTTATTTGTATTTATATTGGATGAGATATATGGTAATCCATTCGCCCAGGCAACCTATTTCACCATCTTGTGTATAGGTAATCTAACGGGTTTAATTATATCGAATAGTGGTATATGGGGCTCCCTGTTTGCGTTTATATCTGGGGGTATAGTGGTAGTAAACATAATTGTTATAGTGTATGTATGGAGGCGATGTTGGCAACGTTCGTAGTAAAATACTCGGCTACAGCGGCCTTAGTTATCAAGGCATCGTCGTTCGAGCAGGTACACAGGAGAGTTCGAACTTTCCGGAAAGAGTGTAAAAAGCTCCGTGTTGATATTGTGATCCGGGATGGGAGTTCGGAGTATTCACTAGGCCTGGCGGTGGTATGTCCAACATGTGGCTACGAATTTTTTCGAGCTGAAAGGGAGGCATGTATAGTTAAGTGTTTTATATGCGACACTCCATTCACTACTCGTTTACCCGGTGATAACTGTAAGCAATGTAGGCGGAAGTTAGACTGTCTTGCCATGCAAGACTTTAAACCGAATAGCCGTAAGGAAGATGTTGGATAAACTTATTGGGTATATACGGAAGTGGGTATTCAAGGATGTCATTTACCATACTGCAATGCTATCTTCATCATGTCCAGTTTGTGGTCAGAGTGTTTATGCATTACCGTTTAACTATGCGGATGGCACATACCGAAAATGTGAATTGCGGTGGTGTACTCAATGTGGGTATGATAAAGTCTATACAATAATAAAGTGTAAGCAGTGTGAATGCCCCGAGCGACTTAAGCACTGTTGGAGGGAGGTAGTTGAGATATGAGAACATTTATAACAAAGGTGATACTTACCTTGATTTGGGCAGCTTCGTTTGGGTCTATCGAGGTAAAATGGTGGGAGGGGGAGAGATTGAAGTTCCGACTCCCGGGTTGGAGTAAGAAATTAAAGAGATGGCTCGAGGCCCAAGGAGGTAACCGGGATGTATGATGGAAAAGTTGTAGACATTGAAAATCCTGAAGAGCACTTCAGGAAGTTAACAGGAGACACGAACCTCGTTAACTTGATTGGTTTAATTCTTCCCCCTCGATATGGAGTTATGCTGTTTGCAACATCTCTGGAGTATGGCCTCTTCCCGCCCGGTACTCCTTTAAATGATCTCTTTATGTTTCATCTCAACACGTTCAAGTCAGTGAAGCTCGTCCACATTTGTATTCCCTCCCAATATTTTGAGCGAGCCAAAGCACTCGCGTATGAGTGTGAAATCCGGTTCGTTAATAGTCCTGTACGTGTGTGTGGGCCTATGGTATTTTCCTCCAAAGAAGAAATTGAAGGATCCGAGGCTTACCCCCATTTCGATCCGGCCACTACTTATACCCTCGAAAATATCCCAGGCTCAAAAATTTATACAGCAAGCCCTGATGAAGTTCGACGACTTCTTGAAGAGGAGCGGAGACAGTGTAATGATATTATCACCCAAAGGCGGGACGTGGTTATACCCATCTTTCACTAAGAGGTTAGCTACTATGGGCACTCATGGAAGAAATGGCATCACACGTAATGGGGTTCATATTTGTTACGAACAAAGATCTGGTGGGTTCAACGCCGCTGAGGATTTCTTGGCTGATATATATGAATTAGGGACGGTGCCCGCCTATAAGGGTCCTACAATGGCTGATGAGACGGATGTATGCGAACATGATTGGTTATTTGCACACATCGATTACGATCAGCGAATGATTTATACAGGTTATGAAAGTCCTCGAACTCTCTTGGCATTAACCGAAGACGAAGTTATCTTTAACTACTTTGGAAACTCTTACACAAAGGTAGGAATAGATCAGTTCAGGGCGAAGAATAAGCAAAGGTCAGCATCTGTTAGAAAGTTGATAAAGGATGGATGGACTTTTTATTTTGACTGCGTGAGGTGTCCCCCTTATTCCGGATGTGTTAATGGTTTTAACTATTGCTATAGGTGTCCAGAGTGTGGGAGGCTTAGGCTAGCCACTTTTCGAGAGTGTATACAGCAATGTATATGCGGGATAGAGTTTCAAACAGCGATGTATACCTGTGATCTTTGTGAAGACCGAATAAGGTGTTTAAGTCTTCCCAGAGCCTTTAAGGCTAGCTGGGATGAATACTTGAAAGAGAATTGTACGAAGGAGGGTCGATGATGGCAAGAAGATTCGCCGCTGCGAGTATTGTACGCCAAAATCTTGGTGAGGTGGAAAGCTGGGGGGTTTTATTTAGTGATGATATTGGTAAAGTGCCCAGTTGGACATACCACGTCACTAGGTGTGTGGCTCGAAGCCATAAGGAGCCGATTAGCTTGACTACTACAATCAGCTTTTTATCTAAGTGGTTGCGTCCATCCATTAGTGAGGTGTATGTAATAAGTGATGGATTGCACCCTGCTATCAGGATTAAGAAGCCTCGAGAGCCATTAGACCTAGATAAAATTAAGGCCAGAGTGTTACGAATTCATTCTAAGTGGAGTGAGAGGATTGTGCCATGATCGTAAAAGCTGTTTTAGTTAAAACGAGTACCAAGGATGGCTTGATAAACTTTCACGGGGATATTGAGTTGGGGAAAGAATACTACGTCGATCTAAATTCTATTCAGGAAGTAGGCGGGATCCATATGTCTACTCAGACTGTATGGTCTCGTGAAATGGTGTGGGATATTGAGGGGGGTTGGTTACCAACTGAGGTTCTTAAGTTTACCATTCCTAGGTGATCGTAATGGGCAGGCAAAAAAAGATTAAGTTACCTAAGCCCCCTAAGCCTCCTAAGCCGAGGGCTAATACCCGCCGGGACAGCAAGTGTTCTTTCTGCATTCTTGACATGCAGAAAGATGATTGTGAGAAGTGCAGTCGGCGGATCACGTGCCTTATTAGTACAACATGTTATTACTTTAACAAATACCGATGCCCAGAATGTTCTCATTTTCTGTTGCACGGTATAGATTTGGAAGGACGTAGGAAATGATTTTACCAGGTGGATATATTCTCCGGCCAGAGCATGAGGAGATTCGAGATCGATGGATAGAGAAAACTTTTGAATCGTATCTTGGCACGTTTCTGGATCAGGCCGATATTGCGGATAAATTTCTGGGCAAGTTTAAGTTTGCGCCCCAGTTCTTCACCTGTTCCTGTGATAATGTGAACGGAAGCAAATTCAAACAGTGGTCCTGGAAATTTGTAACTAAAACATCAGTCCCACATCCATATGCTAGAATAGATGAAGTAATACTATTTAGTGGTTCCGCGAAGAATGGGCCGGTAGAGTTAAAGACAGGCGAGGCAGCCTGTTTAAGGATTCAGTGCCTCGAATGTGGCAGTAAAATGATTGTTACTAGATATTGTATTGGAATGACTGGATCTTGCTACCACAAGGTGGATTGTCTTGCAACAAATATACTTGAACTGGGGACGGAGAAATTTGAACGATTTTTAAATGCGTTCAATTTACCCGCAAGGTGGATTTGGAGGGGAGAGGGTGACTCATAAATTTTTAAAAGCCATTTTATTTTGCCTTGATTTTTAGCCTTTTGAGCCATTATAATATAATCAAAAATAAAACATTATTTTGCAGGTGGGACGATGGATAGCCCTGAAGTGCAGGAGTTATGTGAAACTTGTGATAAGAGGCTAGAGTGCCTTGCAGACTCCGATGACCACCATGTTGTGATGGTGGGAGATGAAAAGGTTTGTGTTGCAGTAAAGCCGCTCACAATCTTGGTTCCATCGGATGGCATTTGGCAAAAAATCACCATTCCAGATGCAGTAGAAATCGGGTCTCCGGAAACTTTAGATGTTTCCAGAAAGTTGATCCAGGCTGAGTTGGATGCCTTGCATACAATAGGGGCAGTAGAGTTATTTGATTTAGTTTTTAAAGGCCAGAATGTCCGGATGCCGAAAACGGTTAGTGAGTTGAGGATATCTGGAGATGGGGTGTGCCATATTATTGGGATGATCGTTATGATCATCGATGCGCTCGAGAAAAACAAAAGAATTCATTTGAGGCACCCTGAAACACATCTACACCCAAAAGCTCAAGCAGGGCTAGCAAATATGGTGGCCTTCTTGGTAAATTCTTCAAGAAAGTAATGGTACCCGTTAGGGCTTTTTCTTTTTAATACACAAAAATGAGGAGGGCGATGTCTGAGCAAAGGAGGAGTTTAACGCTGTGCTCGCAGTGCAAGTTCAATGAGGGAGATGAATGTGATCCTAAATGCAAATTTAGTGACACTATCTGCCCACAAGTGGATGATAATTGCGGGCGGTTTGAGGCGGTAGGTACTAAGACTCCGTGCGGAGAATGTAGTTATTGCCAAAGGGGTAAAGTTCAATGTGAACCACCTCACGAGGTGATGATAAAAACTGGCCGCCGCCGTTGGTATCAATTTGAACCTAGATGGACGTGCCCGACATACAAGGAGAGCGGGAAGTATGCATCTGGGGAATATAAAAGTGCGGGAGGTTCGATGGCCGTTGATCGCGAAGAATTTGACACAGAGGAGGAAGGCGGATTGATAAAGAAGAAAAATCCATTTAAAGGGATTAAGGTGGGCGTTGAGTTTGCGGGTAAAAAAATGGTGCTTCCCGCAGAACCGGCAAGGATGCCGTTGCGGCAAGCAATTGATACCCTCCAGGCTCAGCTCGAAGAAGATGAGACTGCGGTAGAGGTTGTTGAACCTATTGAAGCATTCCCATGGGATGGAGCTTATTGCTTCTTCATGGCTATGAGTGATATGTTTGGTTGGGGGCAAGCAGTTAAGTCCCCTCCAAAGGGCTTCTTTGATCCTGGTTCAGAGCCGCGGGTTATCACTATCGATGTCGGGTTTGAAGAGCGTGCCGAAATTATCTGGGGCAATTTTAAAATCCCCGGAATTGAAGGCGAGCTCGCCTGCGAAACTTCCCGGAAAGATGGCCGCCAGATCTTTTGTCTCGGTGGTTGGGTGAGACGGAAACATCACCCTGAAGTTAAGGCGTTGGCTGAATTAACTCGGCAATACGTCAAGCAAAGATCCATCTATCGCGGGAAAGCTTTTCGGATCTTCTCCGATGAGAATAGGGATGTCGATTATGGCCGGCCCCCTGAATTCATTAATACCAGAACGGTGAACCTTAAAGACCTCGTCTTTAACCGCAACCTGGAAGAGCAGATTGAAACCAATATCTTTACGCCTGTTCGGCATACTCACGCATGTCGGGCAAACAATATCCCCCTAAGTCGTGGGATCCTGCTCGAAGGCCCCTTCGGCACCGGCAAAACTTTGACGGCCACTGCTGCTGCTCAGACCTGCGAAGACAATGATTGGACTTTCATCATTGTTGACAACGTTGTGGCTCTTCGGGCAGCGTTGGATTTTGCTCGTCTTTATCAGCCGGTAATGGTTTTCGCGGAAGATATCGACCGTGCTATGAGCGGTGAGCGGAATACGTCCATGGATACTATTTTGAATACCATTGATGGTGTCGCGGGGAAGGGCGTAGAAGTTATCACCATTTTGACTACTAACAACGTTGAGGGTATCAACCCCGCAATGCTTCGCCCAGGCCGGCTCGATGCTGTAATTTCTTTGAGAGCTCCGGATGAAGAAGCGGTCCAGAGACTTATTCGGGTTTATTCTCGGCAGTTGCTTGACCCTGAAGAAGATCTCCGTGAAGTGGGTAGAGCCCTTAAAGGTCAAATCCCGGCAACGATTCGTGAAGTGGTGGAGCGCAGCAAGCTGTACGCTATCAAGCGCAGTGGTTCTGCGAACATTTCTTTGACGGGAAAAGACCTCACGTCAGCCGCTGAGGGCATGGTGGAGCACCTGGAACTTCTCAATAGGCCGCGGGATAAAGCCAAGTCTCCGGAAGAAGAGCTGGGCGCTTCTATGCTTAAAATCGTTGCGAAGGCCAATAACGGTAGCGGTGAAGCTGCTGCGGCGGAGAAGAAAGCCGCTGAGAAGAAAGCCGCTGCAAAGCGCATCTCACTGTAGGGGATTGGGGGAGTCAAGCTCCCCCAACCTTTCATGATATACAATATTTACCTAGGATTTTTGCATTGTATTGTCGGGTTCCTTCTATACGTTCTCTACAAGGTGTTTCTTAATTGGAGGAGCCAACAAACCATAATCGCATTACAACAAGACGTGATTCGAAAGCTTGAAGACATGAATGATAAGTATATAAAATGGTTCAAAGTTATTCAGGGGACTAGTGACGAGGATCAACCATCTGATTCTCCTAAATTACATTGAGGTTTCAATGTTAAGTGACGACGAAATCTTTCAAGCTGTCTTGCTACATAATGTAGCAGACCCCCCACGTATTATTCTAAAAAGATTTGCTTGCCTTTCGTACCGGCTCGTTCGAGCGACCCTTAAAGAACCCCAAAATTTTGTGGAAGAACTTTCGTTCTTAGCCACAGCAGAAACGTTAGGAAATACATGGAAGAGGAAACTCCGGTCTTTAAGCCCTCCACTCTTGAAAAGGTTTATTTTTGGAAGCTTGACAAGAAAAGCAGGTTCGCCATTACACTCCGCTTCCTGCTATTCGGGCCTTATCAGTGTAAAGGGTGTGGACAAGAAATTTTCTTCTCGGTTTCGGATGGCAAGAATATGGGGTTTAGATCTGCGTCGTGCATGTTCTGCAAGATGGCCTACTGTATTATATTCAAGCCCGATAACTGCGTTACATGCCGGCATAGAGGAATTGAGTGTTTAACGAAATATAGATTGGAGGCAGTGGGATGGCAACACCTTCGGACAAGTCCTTAGATATGGAAAGGTTTATCAAAGACTTTTTTGGGATCGACCGCCGAGAAGTAATCAGGTCGAACAAGTGCGTTGAATGTGGTGGGGATGCCCTGGAGTTTGATGATGAGTTATCCCGTAAGGAGTATACCATCTCGGGGTTATGCCAACAATGCCAAAATAACGTTTTCGGTAAATAGGGGGTGATAACTATGCAAATTACTCGGAGAAGAGTGGGCGTGTGGATTGCGGCTGCAATTTTTGCCTGGAGTATTATCTACATCGGGTATAATGCCTACATGAGCGCTAAGTGGTATTCTACCATAATAACTCTTACTTAGGGGTGTGATATGGCTAATAGTCAACGTTGGGCTAATGTCCCTCCTAGAACGGTAGAGGCTCTTGAAAGGTATCTCGTTCACCGAGTTGCGCCTGGGTCGTTTTTAAGGTCGGTTCTTGAAAACGACCTCATTGGGGCAATTCTTCGGGCCGATAGTGAAAATCTTGCTGCACTTCCGGAGTTGTGCCGAGCCATTTGGGATGACTTATCTGTTAAGTGCTATGGATCTCGGGAGGTGGTTGAAAAGTGGTTAGCTGGAGATGAGTAGGGTAATAGTATTGGAAGGCGACTGGAAATCCGGAAAAGTCAAATTGAATGGATTTCCCTTAAATCCTCGAAAGAGTTTGAAGGTCTACAACCATAGTCCAACTGGATTTAGTTGGTCTTACGGTGGGTCAGGCCCTGCTCAACTTGCGCTCGCAGTTTTATTGGAGTGCTTTCCTGAAGAAGTCGCCACTCAATACTACCAGCGATTTAAGTGGGACGTGATCGCTAAACTACCTGCGCGTGATTTTAGTCTCGTCTTTAATGTTGAGGCATGGTTAAATAAAAATGATGGGAGGGTTAAGTAGCACAAGTTAATGCTGTGAGGGAATTTATGGGATAAACTTTATTGGAGGTTGTGAAGATGATGACTGATGAGGATTTAGGATTGATCATGCAATCGGCGCTTGATCGAGCGAAGCATGTATTCTCCAAGGATGGAGCACTTTTACCAATGGCATTCTTGTTTGGCCCAGGTATGGAGGGAAAGAAACACGCAGTAGGTGTGATGCCGATGCCATACACAAATGATGATGAGAAGGCACTTTTTGCGGAGGTGTTAAAGTTTGCATGCCGCCAGATGAAAGCCTTTGCGGTAATCATGGTTTCTAAGGTTTGGTTCACGACAAAGGACCTGAAAGACTTGAAGGGTTTTAAAGGGTTGGAAGGGTCTGTTAATGAGCAGTTAGATAGGCGTGAAGCCATTTCAGTTCAAGGTCACACTTTATCTGGGTCAAAATGCTTAATGCAACCATTCACCCGCGATGAGGGGGGTCAAATTATTTTTGGAGACCTAGTGGAGCTCAATACTCCTACTTATGATCGATTCACCGAAACAGCATTATCTTCGGATAGGGTCCTACATTAATGTTTGTGACCTTAATTGATTTAATAGGAGATGAAATTTATGAGGTCCGAGAAGTGAGACCAGTTGAAGTGCTACGTCCGGCTTATGGTGTTTGGCATCACATTGACTGGTTTTTCAAAACCGTTCTTGAAACTAAGTACCCATTCTTTGAATGGAAAGACCAAGTCTATGAAGTTGATTACACGACTAGGTCTTATAGAAATACCGGAATTAAATTTTCAAGGTTGATTGATGCCGATGGAAGTTTGTTCGACTGAGCTTTATACTTGCCCTTTTTGCAAAAGGATCTTCGATGCCGAGTATTGTGGCGGCAAATATCCTGCTAAAAATTATACTTGTAAGACCAGGTGCAAATGGTGTGGAGGGATATTTAGGGGGGTGGATACGCTAGAAAGGTGTAGTAAGTGTGAAGCTTTATCGGTGGATTGTCTACTGCAGCCAATTGTCTTAGCTGAGGGTTCTGTGTAGGACTCTCAGCCTAGGCTGCATGGATTTTTTGTGGAGCCATTTTAATCAGCGTTTATTTTCAGCCCAAAGAGCACTTATAATAAAAATAAAAAAGTGCTTACTTTCATACAGCCACACCCAATTTACCATCTGAGATGCCCTAAATGTGGGGCTAAGTATCTCGCATATGCACAGTCTAAAAAGTGCGAGCACATGCACATCTATTTTTGTTTGGAGTGTGGTAAGAAGTTGGAGCTTGATGATGGTTATTGTAAAGTGTGTCCGAACCGACTTCAATGTATCTTAATCGAGTTTTCATAAAATGAGTGATAGAAAGTATAAGTATAGGTATTGGTGGGTGTGCCCAATATGTAACGAACCAAGAGGCATACGGGTTACAGCCAATCATTGTGTGGATGAAGTTAAAGTCGTCTACTCTAAGAAACGTTGTCACAATGATTTAGATCAGGTGTATTATTTAGTATTCGATCGAGTAGCGTTCTTGGGGGCATCTTTGGATATTGATTCTGTTCCTTATGTATGTGCAGAGCTTGAGGAGCTTGTGTGATGAAGATGGCTACAGGACCTGTGGATAGTACTTTTACGCAGACGGCGGAAGATAGTATTATACAATTAGATGTGGGTGATGTCAGCCCGGAAGCTGTGTCATTAACAAAGACCACTCCGGCTTTTAAAGTCACTACAATGAAAGCAAAATTCCTCCACCAAATATTGTGGGAAGTTGATATCGACGAGAAAGATCCACACGTTGAAATATTAGGTTGGTATGTAAGTAACTTTCGGAAGATCGTAGTAATAAAGTATCGAGACCGTCTCTATAGAACAAGAAAGTTTACAAGGAGGGCCTTTGAATACCCACAGATCTTCATTGATTAGTTATGAAACGAGTTTATCGTATAAAGGTTGCTATATGCCCTGAATGTAAAGCACACAATGACATTGATTATTACATTTGTATGGGTAAAATGTCTCACATGAGTTTGCAAATTAGGCCAGTCCGTCGATTACACTGTTATGCATGTAACGCGTCTTTCAATATATGTGTTTACACAAAATGCCGCAGTGATTGCGGGTATAGGGTTGAATGCATGATTAAAAGTTCTATACACCATGTAGTAGTGTTGAGACGTGTTTAGATTTCTTTGTCGTACATGTAAAACGGATTTGCGAAGTGTTTATAGTGCTCAAATAGATGTGTTACCTACAGGTGCTCACTTATTCCCTTCATGGGATTTAGATTGGGGTCACTTTGAGTGTGATTGCGATATGATCAACCAGCAAGCAGACTGGTTGATTATTAACTTAAACACAATGAAGGAAATTTATACTGATGAGCCGTTCACCTGTGATGACTGTCCGGATAGATTAAAATGTTTGGCACAATCAAGAAAGTGCTATGAGTAATGGCTTGGTTCTTAAAATGGAAATGTCCTGTCTGCGATAAGTGGTGTTACTACAGTTTAAAGACCCAGCCAAAGAAGACTCGTTTTATTAAATGTAAAGTTTCTTGGGAGGCTTATTGCATCCGAAATGCCGTAGTTAAGCCCCACCAACGAAAATGTCATAAGTGCTATAAAAGATTTGATTGCCTTACTCTCGGCTTCAGGATATTGGAGAGTAACAACGTTAACATGGTATATCTTGTACATACTAAAAATCACCATTATTGGTGCCTGGAGGATTCAGAGTATGTCGAGTTTCAACAGAAAGAGAGACGGACCAAGAAGAATTTGCCCAATTTGTTCCTTTGATTTACATCCAAGAAATTTTGATGGATGTATTCTAAGGTGCAATCGATGTGACATTGATTTCTGCGTGACCCGCAGTGAGTGTAGTACATGTAACTCACGCGTCGATTGTCTAGGTTATCAACCTATTGACCGTCGGACTCGTCGACATTACCTGCCCACCAGAGACACACATCATAACTGATATGGAAACTATTGACTCTAGCATTACGCTTGGGAGGTTGAATATGCGCGGAAGACTTAAGTTAACTTTTAACACTATTTCAACCGATGTTACTTCGAGTCGGAGGAAGACGAAATGTCTAATAAGATTGATGAGCAGATTTATGAGCTCGCATTACGAGGTGCCACCAGAGGAAGACCCACAGGTCTTGAAATCCCTGAAGCGGCTATTCTGGGAATTGTCCATTATTTAACCCTGAGTCCGCCTAAAGTATCAAATTGTGGCGGAGGAGTTAAAAAGCTTCGTAAAGGGGTAAGCATCGCTCAAATTGCGGCCCAGTTGCCAATGTGTAGTTATCACGAGGTGAGTAAAAAGGTATCGAAGCTGATTGACGAACGAAAACTTCGTCGGCTTAATGGAGGCGACGAAGTAGGTAAATCAGCTCGAATCGTTTTACCTCGAAAGCCTAACAAAGGTTGATTCAAGTGTAGGCGATAATAGGCCTATAATTTACGTGATGAGTGGTATAGCTTTACACCCGGTGCGATTCGAATTTTGATTGGAGGTTGTATGGTTGATCATAGGTGGCTCTCAAGCATGTTTCTCTCGCGCACGTGGAGCTTACCACTCAACGGGAATTGTCACAAAACTTTAAGAAAGGCTGGTAGTGGTTTCAAGAACTTTAACCACCTTAGGGAGAACTCTTACACCGCTAGAAGCCTGCAGCAGCTACTGATTCTTGGGTTATTAATACGAAAAGATTTTAAATCAGGTCCAAGGTACTATGTGACTAAGTATGGATGGAAAGCCTTGGAGGAGCTCAATTCATTTAAAGTGGGGCATCATAAAAAGTGCTCCAGGTGCTTCAAACGAATTGACTGTTTAGCAGATATTAAGTGTGTCAAGAATATCAGAATTCAAGTTGAAACTAAGCCGTCTATTAGATGGCGAAGTTACTTCCAGTTCAGGATGTGGTGACGTGTCAAAGATCCACCGCGAAGCACTCGAAGCGTTCAGGGATTTAAATCGTCGAGATTCGCTGTTCACTAAATTTGAACCTGGCCCGAGTCCCGCACCTATACAAATTGTAGCTTATTTTGAGTGTCCTTTATGTGGCGCGGCGGATTACTGGGTCTGTCATTCCAGAGTGTCTTGTAGACACTTTAAATGCCATTCTTGCAGGCAACTACTTTATTTAGGTACGAAGTGTCCGTGTCGACATGTTGAAGTTGATTGCTTGGAGAAACAGGTAGTGCCAGAGTTTTTTGTATATGACTTAGATATGGAGTTTGGACCTTTATAATGAAACTGACCGACTACTATTTTGATGCTGACACTGCGAACGAAGTTATCCCGTATTTGATTAGTAACTGTAAATACGCTGAATTAGATCATTGCCCGGATGATTGTTTAGTTCTAAACTACTGTAATTTGAATAGCAACAGGTTAAGGGTTATCAAAGGTCAGAATCACTACCCCGACCATATTATTAGGAAGATGCCATTAACGCTTCCTTAATTCCGTTGCGTAGTATTTGTATAAACGGAATTAAGGTACCTAATTGATTTATGCTCTTCATGGTCCCGAAAGGAGGTAAAGTGAAAGCCTATATAGTAGGTGCACAGATCACAATTAGATATTGGTGTGAACATAAACCGTTGGCAGGAACGTCCAAAAAGGAACCTCTCAACGATTATGTAACTATGGAGATTCCATTAACTGATATCACGATATCAAGTGATCCGTGTGGCCGTTATGACGATGCTATTGAATTCACTATTCGATGTCCAGCATGTGGCCGTCACCACAATTTTGATTTGATGTCAATCGAACACAACAATAAAGGACTGAAAGATGAGCCAGGAGAAGAAGGAAGAGATCCAGAGCGAGCCAATGGTTAACCCTTTTGAAAGACTCTTTCGGAGCATGGTGGAGCTGGATGAAGCGGTTGAGGAAATCAATCTGAGGGAAGTTGCGGAGGATGTAATAAAAAACCAATTCACATACCATTCCCCGAAAGCTTCCCAAATCCCGAAATACGTTCAACTCAGGGAAAAGGGGTGCGAGCTCGCCTTACTAATTAATGAGCTATGCCCTCCCTCTGACATGAAGCATGAAGCTGTTAAAAAGGTTCGCGAAGCTATCATGTGGGCCAATGCAGCTATAGCCTGCGAGGAATCTGAATGAGAACTTGCAAATGGTGTGGAAAGAAGGTTCCCAGTAGATATTGGTGGAGCCATATTCGTAAGCACTTACAACCTCATACAATAAAAATTTTAACAGAGGGGGAGCGGAAAGAATTAAAGTCACCCCCGTTTGTGGAATTAAGTCAACCCGCCGGGGAATAATGCTAAAACTTTAACTCTATCAGGGCCATTTAAAATACTTGTACCCCCAGCGCTCATCTCTTTAGAGAGATATTTGACACTCTAGATGCTTGGAGAGAACCGGTTTTATGGGTATTGATTTCAATAAACTATATTATTGGGAATGCCCTCATTGCCACGAAATTTATTCAGTGTTTGGATTATCATTAAAGCATTACTCAAACCTTTGTGAGACCTCAACTATATTGTATTGCCTTAAGGGTGTGGATGAAAGTGGTCGCCACAGATTAAGTTATAGTCTTGTTTTTGATAGAGTGAAATGTCTCCTTTGTGATGTATGTGCTACGTGTACACATAAACCTTCATGCAGTAAGATGGCTGAGGGAAAGTCTTCAATACCCTCAGTCGAACCGTTAACATATGTACCTGGTGTTAAATCAATATCTTATGTGTTTTTATTTTGAATTGGGAGGGAATTATGGGAGAAGAAATTACTTACCGTCTCGCAGAGATTTTCGCGAGAGAGATTGACCCCGATGGACAAATGGGTCTTCAAATTTGCTATGACCCCAACGAGTATGATCCAGTGAATGATGAAGAGGATGAAGTTTTTATCTCTGATCTCATTGCTGAGAAGCCGTCTGTGGCTGCCCTTTTGCTGGTGCGGGATGCTTTGGCACATGTCGCCAAAGGTAGTGGGAAGCTTATGGATGAAATCCGTTTTGCCAATTTGGGCGTTCATTTAAGAGATGCTGCATTTGCGATTGCCTCGGCTCCTGTAGACGTCATCCGTGATACTCAATATGGTGGTTATAGGTTTCGCCGCCAGGGTGATAAATTGGTTTTCGCGTTCAAGAAAGCTGATGATATCACTCGAGCCAAAAACGTCCTCATGAAAACCTTGCTTGAGAATGCGGATAGCGTCGGGGGTTCTCGAGAGGAGCGCCTCAAATCCCTTGAAAGTATCCTCGGGTCTATTGTGAACTAAAGCTGTGACTCTCAATTGGGAGCTTCTCATCGCCCCTGGCTATAATACGGACCAGGAGATGCTCGAGGATTTATACAACAAGAAGGGCTGGAGTGTTGAGAGGATAAGTCGATTTCTAGGTGTAAGTAAGCAAGCTGTAAGATCTCGTATGACTCACTTAGAAATTCCTTTTCGCGCTCGTGGAGGTAGCAGGACAACTCAACAGAGGGGGGGTGATATATCCCAAGAAATCCAAAAGGTGCTTGACGATGTATTAAACAATTAACCCAACCAAAGGAGGCTGTATGGCAGATCCCTCTCGAGAACGAGATCTCGTTCTCGCTCCAAATGAGTACGCTTTTGTTATTGATGAGACCAAGGGGAGCATCCAAACGTATGTAGGACCCCTTAAGATTTCTCTCTCCCAAACTGAGAAGCCGGTCGTCTTCGATGGGAAAAGCAAACGCTTCACCAAATCCAACAACCTGGACGACGCTATCCAATTATTCTCTATTGCCCCTGAAGGATGGTACATGACGTTGAAGAATCCTTCACCGTCAAAACCTCATCCTGATCCCGGCAAAGTTAATACGCATCCGGAATTAAGCGTCGGCCGCAAAGTTAATATCCCTGGCCCTGATGCATTTGCTCTTTGGCCCGGACAGATGGTAAAGATTATTCAAGGCCATCACCTTCGCTCGAATCAGTATCTCTTAGTTCGTGTTTACGACGAGCAAGGCGCTTACGAAAATTGGTCCAAGGCTGTTATGAAGCCGGCGAGTGGGGATGAGCCAGCTAGCGAAACCAAAGCCGGTAAAAAAGAGAAGTCCCCAGCCACCGCGCCGCCTGTAAGAGCGAATGATTTAACCATTGGCAAACAGTTCATCATCAAAGGGACTGAAGTTTCCTTCTATATCCCGCCCACTGGAATTGAAGTTGTGCCGGAGAAGAACGGAAATTATGTCCGGGATGCAATTACTCTTGAGCGTTTGGAGTATTGTATCCTTCTGGATGAAGATGGGAACAAGCGCTTCGTTCAGGGTCCTGAAGTTGTGTTCCCTGAACCCACTGAAACCTTTGTTGAACTTAATGGCACTCGTAAGTTCAAGGCCATCGAGCTCAACGAGATCAGTGGCATCTACGTAAAAGTTATCGCCGATTATGGTGAGGGCAACGAACAATATGAAGTCGGTGATGAGCTTTTCATTACCGGGAAAGATCAGATGATTTACTTCCCGCGAGAAGAGCATGCCCTCATCAAATATGGCTCGCAAGATATTCACTATGCGATTGCTATACCTGCAGGTGAAGCACGCTATGTTCTTGATAGAATGAGCGGTCGTGTCTTCCTCAAAGAAGGCCCGGCAATGTTCTTACCTGATCCCCGAAGAGAAGTTGTAGTTCGCAGGGCGCTCAGTGATAAGCTTTGTGACCTCATCTATCCTGGAAATCTTGAAGTGCTGTCTTATAACCGGGAGCTTCGCGGGATTGAAACCCTTGAAACGGATGTTCTAGCTGGCGGCGGCTCCGGGAAACTCCTTGAAGATTTATTGACAAGGGAAGCCCGGAGACCCCGAAGAATGACTGATAATGCGGCTTATACATCTAACTTAGTGGGCCAAAGTTATTCGTCTACCACTCCAGCGTCAACTGCCTTCGCGGGGGATTCAATTGGCCGTAGGCAAGCATTTACTAAGCCACGAGCTATTACCCTTGACACTAAATATGAAGGCGCCGTAAATATCAGCGTATGGACTGGCTATGCGGTTATGATTACCGACAATTTGGGTAACCGCAGAGTCGTCCAAGGGCCCTCAAGAACTTCACTGCAATACGATGAAGTACCTGAAATTCTTGAGCTTTCCACCGGCAACCCCAAAACCACTGACAAGCTTTTTCAAACCGCCTATCTGCGTGTCTTGAATAACAAGGTCTCGGACACCATTACTGCGGAGACGAAAGATCTTTGCCAGGTCAATGTTAAACTTTCTTACCGCGTTGATTTTGAGGGCGATCCTACCAACTGGTTTAATGTGGAGAATTACGTGAAGTTCTTGTGTGATCATCTCCGCTCCATTATTCGCCACGTGGTTAAGCAACATGATATCGAGGACTTCTATGCCAACAACACCACCATTCTCCGTGATGCTGTTTTAGGTAAGCATGTTGAGGGTGGAGCACGGCCTGGAAAAGCATTCCCGGAAAATGGGATGCGGATAAAAGACGTTGAAGTGCTAGACGTCCAAATCCTTGACTCTGTTGTTAATAGCCTTTTGGTTGACGCGCAGCGCACAGCGGTCGCGCAGGCAATTGAAGTTAATCAATCTGAGGCCAAATTGCTGCTTGTCAGACGCGGTGAAGCGGTAAAGCGGGAAATAGCAGCTGAGGAGTATGTTACATCCGAGGAAGTAGCGAAGATTCGCATTAAGACCACTGAGAATGATTTTAAAGTCCAGGTGGCTCTCATTCAAACCAAAGCGGATCAGCTGGCCTCCCAATTGAAACTCCAACTTGCCAATGAAGAAGCCCAAAATGCTGTGAGCCAGACTCTGCGGGATCGCGAGAAAGAATCTCGCGAACAGCAACTCGCCCTCGCTGAGAAGGAAATGGATCAGCGCATTAAAGAACTGGCTGCTGATGTTGATGCCTGTGTTAAGAAGGCAGGCGCAATCACGCCAGATCTTATTGCCGCTCTCCAAGCCTTCAGCGATCGGTCGCTCTTGGCGGAATTGGGTAAAGCGATGGCTCCTTTGGCTATTACTGGAGATGAGTCAGTCACTGAAATGCTTACGAAACTGGTTCGCGGAATGCCGGTTAGCAAGTGGGTCAATCAGTTATCTTTGCCCCGAGTGACTGAAAACCAATAACCCCTCAAAATTTCTGGGAGACTTTCATAGTCTCCCAGAGTCAACTTATTTAGCAATGTATACTTTTGTTTGTCCCTATTGTGGCGATGTACAGTACTCCATGTTTCAACCAAGGAGAGTCAAAGACTTTAGAAGCTTTCGAACTGATATGTGTGCTCTAGCGAAATGTCAGGTTGGAGGCAGTTATAGAGTTGTAACATCTCACGAAGTATGTACTGTATGTAAAGATCGATTGAAGTGTTTATTAATGCCCATAGTTCTTGCCACTGTAGTGCCTGTAGGCAATCCAAAGTGTATAAAACCTAGATAAGGAGTCTGTTTTGACTAACAAAGAATTTGCGGTAAAGGATAGTAGTTTTCAGCAAAAATGTTCAAGTGTTGGAATCGAACCGACTAGACGTCAGGCTAGTAAGTTTCGGAATCGAAAAGGCAGAGTATATAAATATTTTAACAAGGGGCTTAAGTAGTGAAACACGAGAAGCAGCGGTATATCATAACTATGATAACTCCGTTAGGTATTTTTGAGTCAACACCGGCCACTGACGATGATGGGAAGATTGCTAAAATCATTTATGCTTTTGAGCATGGGGGGTTAAAGTACTTAGACCTACCCTCACCCAGTGGTAAGTTTAATATCATCCCCGCAGAATTACTGAAGCAGTCAGTGATGCAATTAACGTTAGTAAAAAATGAAGAATCTACCACCAAAGAAAAAGAACAAGAAACCCTGGTTTCCAAGAGTGTGCAATTTGATACCTCCCAACCGAGTGGAAATTCCTGAGACGAAATATCACCGTCCTAAAGAGAAGCGTAGGTGGCGTAAAGAGCTTTAGTGTTCGTTTCTCCATATTTTTTTGAGAGCCTTCTTTTTAAGACTTGAATTAAGCCATTTTCAGCCATTAAAATAATAATAAACAAAAATCCTATTTTTAAGTGGCATCCAAATACAGGAGGTTCTATGGAGAAGGATCGGACGTACTTTAGGTACATAGGTAACGTTAAAGAGCCCGACGGACACAGCGGTATAATTACTGTTGCATCGAAGGCTGATTTTGAGACAGGCCGAGTGCGTCTTGGCTTAAGCTTCTGCAGTCCCGATGATACGTTTTTACGCTGGAAAGGGAGAACGATCGCAGAAGGTCGGCTTCAAAAGCATCCCATCGTCATCAACTTCAAGTCCGCCCCCCGCGAAGCAATCAATAAGTTTTTGTGCGCTCTTGTACTCAACAACCAAGGTTTTTGTGACACCGTGGAAAGTCTGCCCGAAAAAGCGGCCAAGCATTTTCCGCTAAGGTGGCCATGGTTTCAACATTTCGATTTACCCTTCCTAGTTCTTCGGTCTATTGAAGGTGGCGCAATGGAATATACTTGCGATGCTGTCGCGCCACCTTCTGGCGACCAACTCACCGGATAATCTGCTCTACATAATAGGCGGGGTTAACCCCGCCTATTCTATTTAAGTGGGATTCCCCTATGATAAAGTATAAGCTTTTTGTCGACGGCGCTTGTTCAGGCAATCCAGGACCAGGAGGTGCAGGAGTTGTTGTAATAGGTCCCGATGAAGTTGAGGTAGCTTCTAAGGGCTTCAACTTAGGTCCTGACTTTACCAACAATAAAGCGGAATACTCTGCATTGATTCGCGGACTAGAGCTTCTAAAGGAATTGAATTGTAAGATTGATATACTCGAAATTTTCTCGGATTCGAAGTTGGTAGTCGAACAGATTCGAGGGAATTATGAGGTCAGGAACGAAGAATTGCAAATTCTATACGAAGCAGCTCTTCAACTCCTCGAGTCGATTCCGGTGTATGAGATTATTTTTATTCCGCGAAAGTATAACCGACAGGCGGATGCATTGGCTAGAGCATCCGTAAGGGGGTAGAACCATGAGCGGTATTGTTATGTTACCTATAGGATATCCTTGCCCAGATTGTGATGAACCCCTTCCCATTGAAGCTTTTTATGATACAGCTGAGGATGATAAATCGGGGCACTATCGGTGTAAATGTGGTCGTGATACTTCTTGGGCTATAGTTCAAACGACGACACTTGATCAGTTGATCAAAGACTATAGAGAATGATTAGCCCGAATGGAGGCTTGATTGAACGTCCTTTCTGTCGACTGGGATTATTTCTTTCCGGATCTTATTCCATATGATTGGGGTCATAAAGAAGTCCCATTCTTTAAAGAGGCTATATGGAGCTTGAGGGCTTCTAATCGAAATCTTTTTACTGGGGCTTATGCGTTAGACGAAGTGAGCCCGAGGGGTTTAGAATCTTTTTGGGAGAAGTTTTCCTTGGATGGTGTTACCTTTTTATCAATCACGGATTCCCATGTCGATCTAGCCTTTATCTTACGCGAGCTATCATTCGGCCCGTACGATATCTACAATTGTGATCAACACCACGATTTAGGTTATTCATATGGACAGCCTTCTGGATATGATTGTGGTAATTGGGCTTACCGAGTATTGCAGCATGAGGTCGAGAGCCTCAAGGTTAATAGCTACAACCTGATATACCCTAGCTGGCGACTAGAAAGACCGGAACACCTGGAGATGGAGTCCGTTGATTCTCGAGTAAAAATCTTTTATGAAATCCCGAAAGACCTGCCCAGCTTTGATTTTGTTTTTATTTGCAGGTCGTCGGCCTGGACTCCATCGTGGGCAGATAACCACTGGCTTCAATTTATTCATTGGTGGAGTGATCATTATAAGACTCTTTACTTCACGTCTTTCAGGGAAGAGTTTGTTGAAAAGGCTCGATACCCAAATATTGCCGAAGCTCACGTTCTCAAGCGGGATGCTGAAAAAGAACTCGCTGAATTGTGGGAGAGAGCTAAGCAAAAAGATGGGAAGAAAGCTTGTTGATAGTTTTCCACTGGGATGGATTCATCTCGTAGTATACGCGCATATAACCACCTTATACATAGCTTTTAATCGCATATCTGAGTGAAGTGTTGGTGATGGGATTCTTTGTTTGTATTTGCCCGATGTGTGGTAGAGAACATGTCACTACAAAAATGCTTCGGCTTAGAAAATGTATCCTCTATCGCGAGGGTTGTTTCATTTTTAAATGCGAAGAATGCGGTATTGATCTTGTAAGCCAACCAATGCCAAGAGCTTGTGATAAGTGTGGACGTAAAGTATCTTGTCTCGATCGAGCAACTGCTCGGATTGTGTATGTTCCTACATACACAACTGATTAATTCTTGAACGGAGTGAAAACTAAATGCAGAATAGACCCAGGATAGTTGTTGTGGATGATGAAGCGGTTCTCGCAAAACTGCTCCATCAATTTCTTGAAGGGCTTGGATACGAAGTTAAAAGTTTTTCCAATAGCCTTGAGGCGACATCCTTTTTATCAAAATCTATATCATGGCCCGACCTCATTTTAACCGACTTTAATATGCCGGGTATTGATGGGTGTAATCTGGTTAAGACGATAAAATCCGCAAGACCCAGTATACCATGTATTTGCTTTTCTGGAGACATTTCCCAAACTCTTCAAGAGACTGCGGCGTCACTAGGAGTTCAATTGGTATCGAAACCTGTTCGCTTAATGGAAGTGCAACGCCTCGTCTCAGAGACATTGAGTGGCCCTAAAAATTAAACAGGATCCTAAAAAGATTTACCGCTCCTCTTAATTCTAAGTCAAGATTAAGAAAAAGGAGGAGTGAGTTTTATGTGTCTTAAATATGTCGGGCGTGAGCGAAATCAAAAAGGTTTTGGATATAAGGTTGTACGTAGAATTCGATTAAGCATGGAGGGCGCCTATCGACCTTACTTTTCACATTTTATGAAGAGCGGAATCGGGGGAGCGGTAATGGCGAATGAAGATGTTCCTCATTACCTTAAAGACATGATTACCAAAACACAGGCAACTTATTATTATAATGAGATGTCTCGAGTGCGACATAAGAAGCTTGCAAAGGCAATTAATGGGCAAATCTACCTCGCGGGGATGCATCTCTGGCTTGATGAAGAGTATGCTAAGGAGAGGTATCGAGCATTAAGAGTTTTAGATGATGACCCATGCCTTGTTCTTGTAAAGTTTTATTGGACCTCGCCCCTTGCAAGGGATAGCGAGATCATAGTTGTCGCTCGGACAATGCCTATTGAAGAAGTCCACGTAGAGGAGGTTCCAATTGAAGAAGATGAGTTCGATTCGGCCGATTTTTAAAGAGAGTAAATTCAAGGTTGAGTCCCGAAAACTACTTCGACGAATGAGGGAGTGAATTATGGGTCGCAGAGCGAGAAGGGATTTCCATCATTTAAAACCTTGCATGTGTTATCTTAAACAAGTATATAACCAGTGTGTGGAAGATCTTGAAGTGGATGATGAGGGGGGAATGCCGTTATTCTTAACAGATGATAGAACGGCTCTTTCCCCCCTCTTTCATTTACGTCGATATATGAGGCTTAATTGATGCTGTATTTTGTAAAAGGGTGTACAGAGATTGTAAATGATCAAGTTGTGGGGTTATGTGGGTATTGTTGCCATAAACTTGATTTCACAAAGTTCCCTAATAGACATTGGCTGGGACCAGCGTGTAAATATTTACAAAATAATCTTTGTTCATGTTATATTGACCGCCCAAGGGCTTGTGAAGGAGCGCCTCTATTTGACTATAGCTGCGCTCCTCTCATCTTCGGACCTGATCGTTTTGGAGTGCCTTGGTGTACCTACAGAATACCTGTGGCTCGATTCTATAATATCCCTTACAATATATTAGACAATGCTAATGAATGCATTGAGCGGTACGCTCAGGATGGCTTGGGTTCTTTTGAGCGATGGACCCTTAAGTACTTTCGTAAACAAACAATCCTGTACGAATATGGAAAATAAAATGAGAGGCGAGAGGCTAAATACTGCGAATTGTAAAGCATTGAGGGTATGGAAAAAATATCATGCCCAATCAAGTTTTCCTATTGAATGGTATGAACCAGATAGCCTACCAGAAGTAGGGAAGTATAGAAAGACGAAAGTTTTTTGTAGCAACCCATTTTGTTGTGGTAATCCGAGGAGGCGAAGAGGGACGAATTCAGAAAAATTTACGAGGCAGGAAATGAGAGCATTCGTAAATACATGGGAGCAATTGAATGGCGATCACCTGGGCCGAACTCCAAGAAAAGTTTCTCGTCGCATTAGACCAAGTTGAAGATGTCCTAAATAGGACTGTAAGTGTTTGTGAGCACTTTGATTCTTTAATAAAAGAGATTGAGTCGCTTAAAGATGAAGAGGCTGGCTTGATTGCTAGCACTCAACGCAATTTAGAAATTCTTGAATCCATTGGTGATGTAGTTGACCAGGATAATATCCCTCCCGAAATTTTAGTACGTGCCGCCGAAATTTTTGTTCGGGTGCAGTATATAATTGCGGTCTTTGTTAAGATCAATCAAATGGTTGAAACTAATGCGGCAAGTACTGCAAATGAGAATAGACCACCAACGTTTATAATGCCCGAAGTTAAAGGGACGATTCATTAAGGAAGGCCAAATTGAGACTTTCCTGTGATCTGTATTGTCCGAATTGTAAGAGCCTAGTCAAGATTTATAATGAATGGGTTGGTAAAGATACATTTGTTTGTGATGCCGACACGTTACAAGTTCAGTGGGTAAAATTTTCGGATAGAGGGCTTGCATGTAAATCCTTTGAATGTCACGAATGTGGAATAACATTTCGCATTGTCAATAATTTTTGCTTTTGCAGGTTCTGCATATTAAGAGTTGAGTGCTTAGGATCTCCGGTAGTTGAAACTAACTCATTAAATTATTGGAGGGTATATGAAACAATAGGAGGGCAAACTGATGCTACTGAAGTACGGTTCGAAGGGGGAGTACGTCAGCCAAGTACAGTCACGGCTTAAAGAGTTAGGCTATTATAAAAAAATTGTTGACGGTGATTTTAGCGATGGAACTTACATTGCAGTTTTTAATTTTCAGAAAGACCAAAAGTTAGGTGCAGATGGTGTAGTAGGGGAGTTTACATGGAAAGCCTTATTTAATAGTAGCTTTCCACAGCCTGAAGTTCCCAAGATTATCTATCAGTCCAGTCTTTTAAGTACTTTTGGGTCGCCTCTTGAACCAAGTTTCAAGGGTTCAAACATTATATTTATCGACCTCTCCGAGTTCAAAAGTGATTTGAGTCATGTAAAGGGATTAGGTTCTTCGAAGTTCGGTTTTTGGGGTCATTATTCTATAAAACAGAGATTCAAGGCTGCGATTAGGAGTGTAATTAATAGGGGTATAGCAAAGCAGTTAAAGACTTTTGATGGTTGTTATGTTGTACGAAACGCAAAGTCGGGGAAATTTTTATCATGCCATTCATATGGAATGGCAGTCGATTTGAATGCAGCCACCAATCCGTACAATGCATCTGAGTGGGACATGACTCCAGAATTTGTTATATGCTTTGCGGAGCAAGGGTTTGAATGGGGGGGAATTTGGAATAGTCCATTTGATCCAATGCACTTCCAATTAGCCTGGCTTCGGAATTGGACCATCCAAGATATTAGAAGTGGTTGCAGATTCCCAAACCTTGCCCCGATTGTTCCAGCCTAGAAAGGTATTTTCTAAAAATGAACTCACACGCTTCTTACAACAATGGAAGAAGGAAGGGGAATCGGGGTGGGCAGTTTCGAGTCAATTTTGTTTGTCCTGATTGTGGGACTCATATCAGAGTCCCACTTGTAGGTTTTGCAAGAACCGGCTGGAATGCGCGAAGGTTTAAATGTTTTAAATGCAAGACAGAGTATACATTTCACGTAACGTGTATTCCTATTCGAGGAGATGCCTGCCCACCTGTAGGTACTTTAACAAGCACTGTTCTTAAAGCACAAACAACGTTTTTGATTACTGAGGCAGATCAATTTGATCTCGCCTTCTTTAATGGGACTCACTTTAGATCTATCCTAAGCAAGCTTCTTTCAACACTTTGTGGATGTCTCTCAAGAGTGTCTAAAAAAGTTCCAGGCTTTTCGGAGCTGTTTCCGAATGAGCATCAATCACTCACTGACGCTATTGTCCATTTGGAAGCCGCTCGGGATAGATGTTTAGTTCCAGTTGAAGATTTGAACGAAACTTCTAAGATGGGATAATAACAGCCTACGATTCTAAATGTCTTGAATTTTTAAAAGCCATTTAATTAAGCATTGATTTTTAGCCCTTTAAGCCATTATAATATAATAAAAATAAATCAATGGTTGGGGGGAATCATGGCTCTTAAAACGAAGAAACGTAGACTGCATCCCATCGAATGTCAACCAGATTTACCGAGACTCAAGAAGGGGTCATACATCCAAACTATTGAGTTTTTTGGTAATGTTCCAAGGAAACGACAGAAGGCAACTGATGTGGAAGTAGATGTGATCATGAAGCTCGCGGGGCTCAAGTGAAACTCATACTCTTCCTCATAGCTGTCATTCTTTGGACTTATTGGAAAGAAAGGAATGATTTTTAAATGGCAGAGAAAGAAGTGCTGCATCGTATTGCTCGCACCATTACTGCTGATGGAAAGTACTCTGTCGATAGAGAAGAGCTACTCGAACATCAGTTCAGAGTGTTAGCAACTGGTTCAATCGTAAAGTTTCGAGATACTCGATCCGGTGATATTCATGAGAAGGAGTGTTTCTGGTGTCAGGACACTACTACTAATGATGTTATATTTATTCCCGTCGAGCTCCTCGAAGAGACCGAATAGGTCATTTTATTGACAACTAGAGGGCGCACGAATTAAAGAGTCCTCGGGTCTTTATAAGACCACTAGGTTCCCCTTTGTTCGCGTCGCTAATGAAAGCGTCGTAACTACTTAAAATATTTATACTTCCAGGAGGGAGTGCCTCAGGGGAACCCCTATGACTGACTATACTAAAGCACAGGGGTGAGAAATGAAATTAAAGTCTTTGCTCGTTGTAATGATGATGATGGTTGTATGCCTTCCACAATTTGGATTTGCCAAGATAAGCTCTGCATACTATGATGCAGAGCTCTTCTTGTTACGTATGAAGCCGACTGATAAACCTCTCACATTTGAAGAGGCTAAAAAGGTTATGGTCGATGCCGCAAAGCGGTGGAATGTCGATCCGTCCTTTCTTGTTGCTGTTGCTTATATTGAAAGCCGTCAACTTAGGTGGGGCCATGAAGTATCTGAATTTAGATATGGCCCAATTGGTAAGCCAGTTCGAAACAAGAGGAGACAAATAATTTGTGATGGGACATATTTTGGTCCAATGGCGATTCATTATGGATCACTAAGTAAGTGGCGGATCGATGACCCTCGAATTAATATCGAGGTAGGTGCCCGAGCCTTAAGGGGGGTGGGAGATAATAAAACCCTCCAGCTTAAGAGACTACGTAGGTACAATACAGAATTTAAGGGCTCTTATGGAAAAGCTGTACTAGGTGCGGCAAGAAGGTTTAAGGAGGAACTCACTATTAATGGCTATATCAAGGAGTAAGGATGAGAGTTCCAGGCATTTCATGCTGGGGGATCCCTATGATTGAATTGTATCCCCGAGTTAAAAATGCAGGTCATTGGCAGTTCTATTGGATTTATGAATGTCCGGGCTGTGGTCAGCAAATAGCCGCAGCCCAGGATTTCACTTGCTTTAATTGTAAAATTCAATGCGTTATGTGTAATTGCACATTTGTAGGAGTAGACAGGAAGTCTCGATGTTCAAAGTGTGCTGATAGAGTCACATGTTTAGCTTATACTGTAAGAGTAGCATCAACTAAAATTAGAAGTGATCAATTTTGCAAGGAGGGGGAGATTGAAAATCGTTGAAACATTTTATTCGATACAAGGTGAGTCGACGTATGCCGGAAGACCTTGCTTTTTTGTGCGGCTTGCTGGGTGCAACTTAGCCTGTACATATTGTGATACGCAATACGCTCAAGATAAGAACTCAGGTACTGAAGTGGGTGTAAAAGATATTATCAGCCAATGTATCAACTCCCCTGCCCAGGTGATTGAATTTACGGGCGGGGAACCTTTATTACAGCTGGAAGAACTTGTCGAAGCATGTCAAAAATTAATACAGTACAAGACGGTTCTAATTGAAACCAATGGGTCACAATCACTAGCGGTTTTTAAAAAGTCTCCAGCCAACTTGGTTTGTGTAGTAGATATTAAAACACCATCATCAGGAATGTCTGAGCATATAAAGTGGACTAACCTAGCGGCACCAACACCTGGAGATCAATTTAAATTTGTAGTTGGAACTAAAGAAGATCTTGAGTTCGCGCAGGATGTATGCGCTCAGTATCCTATTGTAACACCTCAGAATGAGGTATTGATCTCACCAATTTGGGATGAGATCCTTCTTCCAGAGCTAGCTGACTGGGTGTTGAGTAAAATGCCTTTTGCGCGGCTGCAAATCCAGTTGCACAAACTGATATGGCCCGTTGATATGAGAGGCGTATAATTTTTATATTGGGAGGGAGAATGGCGGACACTGCTTTAAACCATCAAGAACGTCTCGCAGTGAGGCGTATTTCAATGCGGCTTACGAAAGAGTTTCCTTTCTTTGGGCATGTATTTGCTTGTTGTCGCTTCGTTCGGTCAAAAGAAGTTGAGACGGCTGGTTTGCTTGTTGATGAATGTTTGACGGTTAGATTGGGTGACAAATTCTTTGACAAGGAAATTAGTTATACCAATCAGCGATTTATCATGCTGCACGAAGTTGCACACTTTCTATTCCAGCACCCTACAAGAGCTGGGAAGCAGTTGACCGATGTGAAAAATCTTGCAATGGATTTAGCTGTTAATAGCTTCCTCCAGCGCCACTCTAGCCTCCCCCTTCCTGAGCATGCACTTACTCCATCCAGCTTCAACCTTGATTGGGATCGTACTTACGAGTGGTACCTTCACCAATTAATGAAACAGCAGCACCAAAAAGAGGGAAACGGGGGTGGAAATAATGGGAACAATAAAAAACAGCAAGGCAAAGCTGGTGATGGTAAAGGTGATGGTAAAGGAGACAATAAAGACAAGAGACACGGTGCCGGCCAGAATCATAAGTGGGAAATAAAGGTTTCAGAGACTGAAGCTGAAGAGCTTTCCGGGAGATTGTATGCTACGGCTAAAGCTGCAGGTACAGATCCTGGGGGAGCTCTTGGAGAGTTGTATAAAGTAAGAGCCGAAGTCGATTGGAAACTTGAATTCCTGCGAGCCGCCCAAAGAGCAGAACTTTCGGAAGAATGGACTTTCACTAAGAGAAGATTCTCGAAGAGGTATGATACAATCCCGGGGGTTATTCATGACTACCTAGGGAAGCTGTTTTTAATAGTTGATACTTCAGGATCTATGGGCCCTAAAGAAATCGGAGCCTGTTTTAATGTTGTGGAGCAATTAGCAAGGATTGGATACTTAATCCACATATTCGAAGTTGATGCAAAATTACAACGAGAATATGTGTATGAAGGAACGCCTCCAAAGGTTAAAGGGGGAGGCGGTACAATGTTTCAGACATCATTCGCTCATATTGCTGAAAACTATCCGGAGTGTGAACAGATTATCTGTCTTACAGATGGCTATGTAGGAGACCTTCATCACGGGCCCCCAGATCCAGAAATAGTTTGGGTACTTACACCGGATGCTCCTGATAATATGCCTTGGGGTCACACAATTCGAATGAAGTTAAATTCGAGAACAATGGAGTATTAGTTTGAATGCATCAAACATCTGAAGGATCTAAATGCTCAATCTGCGGCTGGACATCTGTTTATCCGAATACTAGATTGATGCGTATGCTCTATATGAATTCTTTGGGCTCAGCTCCGGGTGAACAGTCTTCAGTGCTTTGTTTGCATATTTGTCATAACTGCTTAACAGAATTTAGACTGCCCGGTGATTGGTGTGAATATTGTCGACAACGAGTCGATTGTTTAACTCGCCCAATTGCAGTCTTGAAATTTAAAAGTATGAGGTAATGCCGGCTAGTACCTCAGAGGCGGCCTACCTGCGGTAATGGTAGGGGTGATCTATCTCCATAAAATAGACGTCACTATTCCCGTTAGAATAGAATGCTTTCCCGGTTTTGAGCATCATCAAGCGGCGTTGGTTACTTCTCGATAAGAGTAACAGTTGCGACTAACTAAAAAGCGTGTTTTAGTGGCAGAGGGTTTTTTGCATTAAAAACCACTCCGAGGAAGGTTGAGTGAGAATGTCACGGTGAGTAAGCCCCGGTTCTCACTCAACCTGTTTTAATGAGAACCCAGGCGCATGCCTAAATATAAAATCCAAAACCTTGAGGAGGAAGCACTTGGACGTAACGTTGAAACAAGTAGACCAACTTTTAGATCTCATCACCTCAGAAGGTCCTCGGCGGGTTACTTGCAATATTGAGGGCCCTGCGGGAGTTGGGAAAAGCTCTATCGTGCGGCAGTTTTGCGAGAAGCGTGACTATCCTTTAGTGGAAGTCAATACAGCCGCAGCTGTGACGGAGCCAGGTGACATTTTAGGTATGCCTATGAAAGATAACGGGCACACGGTTTATGCCCCCGTCTTCTGGGCTTTGCAAGCAAACAATTACGCCACTGAAATCCGGAACAGTAAATCGCCTGACCGTAAAGTCATATTGAGTTTTGATGACTTCAACCGGGTGCCGGCTCAAGTGCTTCAAAGCATGATGAGTATCTTCCTGGACTACAAAGTCGGCGCGATGCCCTTAGAGAACGAAGTAAGGATTGTTCTTACTGGCAATCCTGCGGGCTCCAAAGAGTATGCGGCTCGCGCTCTTGATAAAGCTCAATCTGATCGTATTCAGACCATCAAGGTTAAATTCGATACAGATGAATTTATTGAGTACGCGATCATGAATGGCTTCAATCCCGAATGGACAGCCTTCTGTAAAGCTTACCCGGATATGTTTGTCGACATCCCCGACGATTCAAAGAAAAAGAGCTCAGGCAATGGGACCACGGCTATATCGCCTAGAACTGCGGAATTTGCATCTCAGGCTCTTAATACCATCCAGTTTCGTGGATTTAACTTGGATAGTGACATCGCCAGGATTCGCTTGGATGCTATCGTTGGTGACCTCATCAGGGCATCCTTCTTTACCAACCTCAAAACCCAGAGCAAGATTTTACAGCCTGAAGAAATTCTCGGAGGCAAAATTCGGGAAGACGTATTCAGCCAGATGCTCGATCGTCCCGATCTTATTTACTTAACTTACATTCGGTTGGTCACTCATATCACTCGGTTACCCGGAGGTCCCTCCTCAGATCAAGTTTCCAACTTGCGCAAGTTCTTAGTGCGCGTTGAGCAGGACGAAGTTAACGCTCTCTTCCTGCGGATGATTCAAGGACACTCCCAACAGCTTGCACAGAAAATCCTGGATCATGAGACGTTCATTACCTTAAAGAGCCGCTTGTGGGGTTAGGAGCTGGCTATGAAACTTATCGCTATATTTATGGGGCTCGCGATAGCCGCTGCAGCGGCTTGGGTCGCGGCTCGGTTATGGAAGAGGATACGAGAACACGGACTCCACTCAGACACAGTTGCAGGTAAACTCAAGCTTTTCGGTTTCGTCTACTCAATGTGGCTGGTTATTTGTGGAGCTATTGTTTTAGGTCTCTCTACGTCGGCGTTAGGATGGCAAGTCCTTTCATTATGGCTTGTCAAACCTATTTTGATACTGGCATTAATCTTAACCTTTTTCACCTACGGAACTCTCCGTAGTAATAAAACTACCACTACTTAAGGAGGTTACATGTTTTACTTTGCACTCGCATTGGGACTTGGTTTTGGGGTTGGTTTTGTTATGGGAAAAACCAATTGGCTCCGTAAGCCAATGTTTGAGGGGTAAACACTTTTAACTTCGGAGCGGGAGTCATGGAAATGCCAACCTTAGTATGTGCTGTATGTTGTATCCCTATGAGACCCAAGAAGAATGGAGTCGATCTTGCGTGTCATATTAGAGATGGTTCTTATTATTACACAGTGAGTGCCGATCTCTATGTATGTCCGAAGTGTGGGCATGAAGTTGTAACTGGCTTTGGCCAACAGCCCTTCCATCGTGCGACAGATTCTGACTCCCGCCCTGAGGCGGATTTTAACGTTCAACTTGAACCTATGCTGGGCTCCAATGCTTAAAAAACTTCTTAACCTCATCCGGCGTCCCAAAGAATCTAGCGAGGAGCCTCCAGAAAAGACCCTTTGCGATGATTGCGACTTGCACGTTGAATGCCTCAACTTTTCAAAAGAAGGCAAGAAGTGCTATGATAATTTAATACCAACGAGGGACGCAGAAGGTAACTTGATACCGCCAACACGGGAGGAGAAGCTTTTTTATGGGCTTTATGTCCTCCCGTGTTGTTATTCAACGTCTTTTTATGAAGGTCCTAGTGGCGGCTTGAGTGTCAATATTTACTGTAGCTCGTGTGGCGCTGCGTGGAATATTTGCCCTACAATTCAATACATAGAAAAGATTTCAAAGTGACAATATCAGATATCACTAAAGGGTTTGGAAAAATCCTTAGGGGAAGTGGCGGAAAGGCTAACGCACCTGGCTGTAACCCAGTAGTCGCTGATGAGCGTGGAGGTTCGAATCCTTCCTTCCCCACCACTGATAAAATGTTATGCCCGAGATGCTCAAGAGGAATGCAGAAGTTTTCTGAGTCTTGGTATAAGTGTGATGTTTGCTCTTTAGCTGGATGCCCAGAGTGTATTGAGTGGCTCAGACGAGTTTTAAATAAGGATGGTAAGGAACCATGAGCGGTATGCCGGTATTTGCGAATGGGGTGTTGCATTGCTCGTGTCGTGATAATTTTCAGTATCCACCATGTGGGTATGGGGTATTACAGCCGAGGATATTGGAAGGGCGACCAGTGCTCATATGCCCGGAGTGTGGAGCGGTGTATGATCTGGTGAGGAGGAGAACATGAAAATTGATTTGAGTCATATTTCAGAATTAGCTGCAACGACTGAACTGGAAGATCTTCTGTCCTGCGAACTGGAAGATATTCAGAGGGCGTTGAACTTCCTGGGACTCCCTAGCGGAAACGTTGACGGGGATATAGGCCCGAAGACTCGAGCAGCTTGGGCCGAGTTTTGTGCTGACTATTATTTCGGGAATCCTAAATTAGTAACACTCGAAGCCGTAACAAAACTGCAGCAGTGCGTTAGCGACATACATGCTGAGTATTGCTTTGATACAAAGGATGATGTCATTAAATCGATCGCGAAATGCTGCGATCGATTTGGATTAAGATTGAATACACAGAAGGCTTATGTTGTTGCTACGGCGCATTGGGAAACTGCCGGCACGTTAAAGCCAGTTGAAGAAGCTTACTGGAAGGGTAAGAATGCTGACGCCTGGCGTAAAGCAAATCTGAGATACTATCCTTACTATGGTAGAGGATATGTGCAATTAACTTGGTACAATAACTACCGGCAGTATGGACGTATTCTTGGAATTGATCTTGATAAAGATCCAAATCTCGCCCTCGATCCTGAAACTTCATTATTCATACTTGTTCATGGCTTCCTAACCGGAGCATTTACAGGTAGGAAGATATCGGATTATATCAAGCAGGATAAATGTGATTTCTACAATGCAAGGAGATGTATCAACGGATTAGATCAGGCCACTAAGATTAAATCCCTTGCAGAATCTTACATTGAAAAGATTTAAGATACTGTGGAAGGTGGTGCTCAGCGGTGGGCAACTGGTCTTGAAAACCAGACCATGGTAAAACATGAGGGTTCGACTCCTTCACCTTCCGCCAATTAGGAGTTTATAGTGCCCGCAATACTACTTTCATCGGCTATAACTAAGCTCCAAGCATTGTTCAAAGAACATGGAGATCTCCCACTATATAGCGGCGAGTACGAATTAGATATCATCGAATTCAAGGAAGGGGAGACGTACATCGATTATGGGGATTGTGCACGTTACAACAGAGAAGTTACGCTCTCCCACCGCATCAATCTTGATTGTTCTTTTTAATTGTGGCGTGACTCAATGGCAGAGTATTGGACTGTTAATCCAAGAGTTGTAGGTTCGAGTCCTACCGCCACAGCCAGTTAAGCTCGTGAGTGGAAGATATAGTACCTGCTTGGTAATAGGCCTTAAACCCAGTGCGATGGGGCTATTGACCTTAGCGAGTGAAGGTGGGTTGCCTTGGTTGGGGGTCCACAATAACTCACAGTCTGAACCAATCAGAGGACTGAATTATAACCAACTACCATTTTTAGATTTACAGTCTGTTAGCTCAGTTTGGCCTAGAGCGCTAGCCTGTCAAGTCAGAGGTCGCGGGTTCAAATCCCGTACAGACTGCCATTAATGATCCTGTCGTCTAGCTTGGTTAGGATACGAGACTTTCAATCTGGTGACACGGGTTTGAATCCCGTCAGGATCACCATTCAAAAGGGCTTAAGAGGAGACAAGCTATGAGTAGGGAAAATTGGACTATGCCTGCGTGGATGGAGCCTTTTAGGGATTTAATTGGAAATACTGGAGGCGATCCGATTGAGGAGCTGATGAATGACAAGACGACGAATGCATTCAACAATGTCATTCGTATGGGTATCATCATTAGTGTTGAATCTCAAATCTATCTACTCAGGCGCTTGAGAGAAAGAGGAGTGTTAAGACTTGAGTAAGAGCGAAGAACTCGAAGATATAATCGCTGGGCTTCTATTGGTAATTGATTGGCTTGGTGATTATGTTGAAGACCCGGATAAGCATGAAGAGCATGTTGAATACTTATACAACACCAAGTGGAAGAAAGAGTTTTTAGAGGCGCACGAGAGATACCCTGCTCATCATGGTGATTGTACTAAATCATGTTATACATGTCTCGCTTGTGAGATAGAAGGATTAAGAATTATGGCCCGCAATTTAATCGAGAGTAAAGTATTGAAAATGGAGTAGGAATGTCAAGAAATATTAATACAAGAGCCGGGGCATGTCCTGAGGATTAGCGATGAGGTCTCCAAAACCTTATGATGCAGGTTCGACTCCTGTCCTCGGTGCCAACTGAGGAGTTTTTATGGGTAAGACATGGTTTGAAGTGAAGTTCAGGCTCAATAGTGATATAGTTCACACTGAGCGCATCTTTTTTGAAGGTGGAGTTGCGGAAGATGTAAAAGAGTGGACGCTAAATATATGGGGAGAGTTTCTACATGAGACCGACCTCAAAGTTATCTCTGTTAAAGTTCTCAAGAATGAACCAACACCGAAGGCAGATTTCCTCGACAAGTTTATTGAATGGACTTCAGTTGATGGAAATAATATACCCTTGATCCCCATCCACTACGATTTTTTGGCCCCAGAAATTTCTGAGTTGTGGGCTGCAAGGATTGCGAAATTAAATGACTTTCTCAAGGAGTTGAAGGCCGAGAAGGAAGGATAGATGCAGCTCAGTGGGACAACTTACCGGGAATGTAAATTTACTTACTTGACCGGGCACTGTGAAAGGTGTGGACTTGATTTCCCATTCGTTGTAAACTGTAATGAATGTACTATGAGAGTACAATGTGTAGTAGCAGAAAGGCCTCCATGCTTGCCTGCTTACTGCTCCCAATATTGTCAATACCAAATTTAGGGAGACATTAAATGGATTCATTAGTACAAACAGAGGTTAGGTTGTGCGTAGCAGTTCATTATTCACACACGAGTGGCGTAAATGAGACTCTTGATAGTACTGTTATTAAGTATATGCATAATGAGGGGTTTAAACTTTATTTGAAAGAGTTCAGCAAGGAGAAGGGAGAGAGAGTTCTCGTATTCACGGCTCTTCCAAACGCCTCCCCTGTATCAAAAGTTGCATGGAGTGGTGAGTTGGCCGAATTGGTAAAGGCAGCGGCTTGCTAAGTCGCCGAGTGTAATAGCTCTAGGAGTTCAAATCTCTTACTCACCGCCAAGAATTTTTCTCTCTTACTGAATCCTCCTCAGTTTCCAATTCAAATTAAGTTATGAAACAAAACCACTTTATTATTTTTTTAACCATCGATTAGGAGGATTTATGCAACACCAACTAGCCGGACTTCCTCAGGATGAGGATCTCCTTGATGCTTTGTTACAACCTAAAGGAGGCTCCAAGAAAGCCGAATACTGTGACGCTCCAGATGTTCAAGAGTTAGCGGATGCTGTTATTGAAGAGCTAGGGTTGATTGACGCCGATATGGCCCGCATTAAATATTTGTTCAAGCAGGCTGAGAAATCGAAAACGAATGGCACCATTGCGTTGGCGGGTGCGAAGTGGAAGCATTTAACTGGGTTTGATTTCGTAGTTGAAGTTTGGGAAACCTTTTGGATGCAAGCCACAAGCTTGGAGCGCCGCGCACTTCTGTATCACGAACTCCTACACATTGAAAGATCTGAAACTAAGAAGGGCACTAAGTGGTCCATGAGAGATCACGTAGTTGAAGCTTTCCCTGAAGAAGTTCAACAATTTGGGACTTGGAGCCCACAACTAAAAATGTTGGCTGAAATTATCCAGCCGGCCGTAACTTCAACTCCTGATAAAGATTCAACTGTGTAAGTATGGATACCATTGAGCCCTCGAAAGGGGGCTCAATTTATTTGGAGACTGTGTGAAAACTTTTGAAGTGAAAACTTACTACAGTGACACTTGTGGTAACTATAACATTTACCATTACGGTTTTTATAAAGCGAAATCCTTAAAACAGGTGAGAGAAGTTTTTCTGGAGGGGGGACTTTTTTTAAAGTGGGTAGTTACTGAGATTATCCCAAAGCCTTCACCTGCAGAGATACCTTTATTCCCTAAAGAGCCGTGAAAACCAAAACGCGTCGATTCATTTTCCAAGTCAATGATAATCAGGGTTGGCCATATTGTGAACTTAGGATTCGAGCTAAGGACTTCAAGGCCGCTGTGAATAGATTCCTGAGATTTGAAAAATGGGTTAGTGAATCTCAGAAGATGCACAAATCAGGGATTCACATTACACTTAGAGAGAGCTTTGATGCGAATCATGTAGTCCCTCCAGTTGAGAGCTGGGTATCTGTAGTGATCTTTGAGGAAGTATCTTGCCCCCAATGTAAGGAACTTTACACCGTTAAAATGTTTTCCAAACCCCGATTACAGGAATGTAGAGACTGTAGGAAGTTGCTTCGTCTTTGCTTTTATCGAAAGTGTTCTGAATGTGATATGCGAATCGAATGTCTAGCATCGGAGTAGCCAATGTTCTTTGTAGACGCTCAAGAGATGGCTTATAAATACCCACAAACGTTTGAAACCCCATCACCTACAGAATTGAATGCTTTAATGCCTGGTGACTACGTTAAGGTCTGTGCATTAAATGAAAGGTTTTGGGTTGAGCTCACTCAAATTACTTTTGATAAATTGATTGGAACCGTTGCAAATGATTTGGTTAGGATTCCGCTTAAGTTCGGAGAACCCGTCACATTTACACGTAAAAATGTATACGCAATTATGAAAAAAGATAACGCCCAGTTTTGTAACTAGGAGGATAAACATGAAATGTGAATTGGCTGTGGCTGTGGATAAAAAGTTATCACTGAATTACAATTCAGTGGGAATATCGGCATCAATAAAGGTGGTTAAAGATACTGTAGATGTCGCTGCAGATTTTGATGCCCTCAAAAATATTGCAGAGCAATGGGTGGATAATGCAATCCTATCATCAATGCAGGCGTTGCCAAGACTTAGCAAGAGGGCTAAAGAGTTGAGCGACGACATTCCTTACTAAGATGGGCCTATTTGATAGCATTATTTGTGAGTTGCCTCTACCCAATATACCCGATGATACGTATCTGGAGGATCTACAGACAAAGTGTCTTGGCCGTGGAATGGAGACGTATACGATCACAAAAAACGGGGAGCTAGTTAAAAACAACTACAAGAAGGTCGTAGTTCCTATCGAAGAAAGACCTCACTATAACTCCCCAGAGTTTGCTGAGAAATGGCTAGTAGAAAGTGTCAAGTATGTGGCTGACGGCTTTGAACCTACCGATTTTACAGGCAGTCTAAACTTTTATACATTTACTGATGTGAATCTAGGGGGAGGTGGAGAGTGGTGGGAGTTTGAAGCCATCTTCGAGAAGGGTTATTTAATGAAAATGAGTCGAAGGTACGATGGATGATATTGTAGATAATGACTATGTTGGCGACATTTATATTCCTAACCGCAAGGTTCAAGAGAAGCCATATATCGAGAGATTTTTTACGTGTCCTAAATGTGGAATGTTACACATATATAATTATGTCGTCGAAACATGCCAACCAGTTAGACGTGAACGTTGTTGGGAAGCGTTTCGTATAATTCCTGCTGAAGATTTCTGCGTTAAAGCACAGGATGGATTGTGCAATATTGTAATGGATTGTCGTGCAAATGGGATCGCAACTATTCATACAAGGAAGATGTGGAAACCTTATTCGCTCATTAAGCCTCGCCGGCTAACTCGGTGGGAATGATCAACAAGCCTTTTTTAAAAGGTTTGCGCTAAATCTCTTGAATTATTAGCATTATTCAGATATAATCCAACCATAACAAATTATTTAAAAAACTGTGTTATGGGAGGATTATATTGTGACAGAGCTGACTCGCCGGGAGATTGAACAGAACCTCGTCCTCGATAACAGGGGTTTTGTTTATTCTATGGCAAATAAGTACGCGTCAAGTGGTGTACCTTTTGGAGATCTTGTTAACGCGGGGATGTTGGGCTTACTAAAAGCTGCCAAGAAGTATGACGAGAACCGTGAATCGAAATTTATTTCGTTTGCAACTTCTTGGGTCCAACATGAAATGATCAAAGTAATCCGCGAGACTCGTTTCCCCTGTCGGGTACCCTTAAATCTAAACAAAACTGTTAATCGCATCCGACGGGGAGAGGGCGATGAAGAGTCTCCCGAATTTGCACTTATCTTACCTCTTTTAAAAACCCCCGCCGAAAATTCTACAACCACTGATTCAATATCGCATGAAGAGATGGTCATCAATCGTGTCTCAATAATGCAGGCACTCGAACATTTAGACGTTCGAACTAAACGTATGATCATTATGTATGCAGGTCTAGGCTGCGAAGCGTTACCTATTGCCGATATAGCAGGGAGTTTTAAGCTCTCAAAGCAACGCGTCCGCAGCCTAATTTGCTCCGGCCTCGCCCAACTTAAGGAGTTTCTCTCATAAGAGGTCCATAATGACATTACCAATTGTTTATACGATTAAAGAAGTTGCACAGATATTTAGAATAAGCACCCGGAAATTGAGACATTTAATCAAGATAGGTGAAATAAAAACTATAAGTCTTGGAACGAAGCATACTGTTGTTCCCCGAAGTGAGATAGAAAGGTATCTAGGTCAAGACTTAAGGTACGTTGATTTGTCTGGTTTGGGTTTTATTCCTAAGGAAAAAGGCGCTCCAGCTTGCAATAATGTGAAAGTGAGGTTTATAAAGTAATTGAATGATATGCACACCTATACGTGTCCGGGGTGTGGTACAGAGAGGATTATTAGATATGCCCAACATTTTTGTGAATCGGTTTATTGTACAAATCCTCAATGCGAGTTCCACTGGAAACAACAAACTATAATTTCAGGGGGGTCAAGACCGAATCTTAAAGTAGTTTTTGATACTGCGGAGTGTAATAGATGTAGAGACAGATTGTCATGTCTCACGAAAGCCATTGTTCAGGTGCAGACGAAAAGAACGTTAAGTGATTACATTAAACAAAAAAGAGAAGATCCGATACATAGTGCTCCAGGTAGGGGAAGATTACACAACGTATTGCTTCATGTATTACAGAACCCGGGAGTTTTATATGAGAGGCTCTCTACACGGGGTAAAGAATTAGCTATCGCTTTGATGCTTGGCTTACTCCGGGCTGAGTTACCAGAGTTCAGAGGTTCGAAGCAATTGATTCGATTTTATATAACTGATTATGGGTTAGTAGCCTTGTCAAATTTATCTCGAGTTCAAATTAGGAAGCGAGCAAAGTTCCCCGTACATGTCAATGATTTCTGGGTTGACTTTTTTAGAATCTCGTCATGGGCTAGCTATTAATTAAAACAATGAGGAAGGCCGGTTGGGTAATCGATAGGAGATTGCCCGACGTTGAAGATTTATGTAACCAATTCGTGGTGTAAGGTTGATCTAGAAGGTGTGCCGGTTCCAGAAGAACTGGTTAAGGCTTTATCTTATGTCGACAAACAGCAATCTTTTAAAACTTTCAGATACACCGGGAGATATACGCCATCTGTTAGAAGCCTCTACAATAAGCGTAGTAATATCTTTCCGACAGGAGTCTTGGACAAAGTTCTATTTCAATTCCCGGATGCGGCTATTGTTGACTTACGCAAGCCTCCCAGTATCGACTGGCAGCCTGTTCCAGATAGCGTAAAGAATTATGGTGCGGGTCATCAAGAAGCGGCGCTTCTTGCAATGCGGGAGAATCCTCGTGGAACTATCGCAGGAATCACTGCTATGGGAAAGACTTATGTCGAGGCGGGGTTTGGGGCTACATTTGATAAGTCAGTACTTATTCTATCCCATAGGAAAGAGATTTTCGATAGCATCGTACAACGGTGCAGCGATCTTATCGGAGAAGAGATAGGAGTCATAAATGCTAATCGCGTTCGCCCTAGACGAGTCACCGTGGCTATGGTGGGATCGCTTTTTTCGAAAGTTGATAAACTTAAGGACTTTATCACATCAGTATCCGCTGTCCTTGTTGACGAGTCCCATCATTGCTCTACTAGGTCGCAGTACTTTAAACTCATTCAAGCTTGCGAGAACGCCTATTATCGTTATGGTTTTACGGCAACCCCCTTCAGAGAATCAGGAGATTCTATTTCGGTTTTTGCAGCTACAGGCCCGGTCATTTACTCGTATCAATATGATAAGGCTGTTGAGGACGGGGTTGTTGCCCCATTAGATATTTATTTAGTACCTATCGACACTGCGATCAAACTTCCAATCTTGTATGAGTTTAAAGATGTTTATGATATCGGCGTAGTGAAGAATGATAGCCGAAATCGAAAGATCGCGAAAATTATTCGACACCTATATGATAAAGGAGAGAACGTCCTTGTTCTGGTTTGGAGGTTATCACATGGGCAAAGAATTTCAAATCTTTTGGGTGGCATCGAGCACAGATTCATTCATGGAGATCATCCAGAACGTGAATCAGCTAAAGAAGAATTTGAGTCCGGATCTCTTCCAGTGCTCATCGCTTCTGCGATTTACGACGAAGGTGTTAGCATTGAACGCATCCAGAATGTTATCATTGCTGCGGGGATGAAATCTGAAAGGCTACTAGTTCAGAGGACAGGTCGGGGGATGAGAACGTTTAAGGGAAAAGAAAAGTGTCGAATTTTCGATTTCATTGACACCAGTCATGAAATGTTAGCCAAGCATTCCCAATCTCGGATTCGTTTTTACAAACGTCAATACAAGATTAAACCAAGACACCTGCAGGTGGACGAATGAAACCTAAATCAAGAGGATCTGAAGTGGAGTGGCGGAAGCGAAGCCGCCGCATAAATATAATTATGTGGATTGTCATGGGCATACTGCTTATAAGTTTAATCGACAAGTGCCTAAAGACGTTGTGCGGAGGTTGATGATGAGTGGAGATAGGCGTAAAAAATTGACGAAGAACGAGCTTTTGGATTTACTAGAAAGCTCTGCAGTCTTTTCGTGTAAGGATCCAGGAAAGCCGGGAATTGTGGTTGAGGGATTGCTTTTTCACTACGGAGATGAAATTCGAGATCTCAAATCGGAAGATGTTAAAGACGTTCGAATAAAGTGAGGGGGTTGTTATGGGCTTCGTCATTAAAGAGATGTTTGCATTTGTAGCCATTGATCCCGGAGATGCAGAAGGCGATGAAGGGGTTCTTGGATTTCAAGAACATGGCGGTAGCTGGATTCCAATGGTCGGAGCGGATTTAAAAAGAGTTGAATCTCTCAGACCAGTGGCGGATGAAATGGCCAAGCAGTTAGGTATCACATACAAGATAAAGAAATTTATCTACACGGAGGATTTGTAGGTGATGCCCACTGATAACTATGTGTCGGCTGAAGTGCATTTGCTGCTTGAGTCTAACACTCGGGAATTTAACTTAAGGTACGACACGGAAGTTCCTTTCGGTAATTACGAAGGAATCGGATTGAGTATTAAAGGCCAGAAGCTCTACGTAAGAGACCTCGTTTGGAAGATTGAGTCAAAGTGTCTTGTCCTCTATGCCAGAGAGTACTACGCAGAGGAGAGTGCTTTGGAGAATGCTCTGATTTCGTTTAGCAATGCAGATTGGATATTTGTATCCACGGTGCAAAAATAATGCCCACATTTTTCCTTGTATCTTGTTTGTATACCGATGACATTGATTACAATGGGGCAAGCGAAGTCATTAAAGCAGATACTAAGGTGGAGGCTAAGGCTAAATTCAAGCGCACCCGATTCCCAACGGCTTTTAAATTACATCATCTCGGTGCGGTACAAGTAGAGGGGATTGAATGTCCTCTATGTGGTCGATGCATGAAATACCCATCGAGATACAGCCATCCAAGTCTTCGAAAGCAATGTCTCATATCGTGTATTTGGTGTGGGACATGCATTGTACATAAAAAGCCCAGGAAGGGTTGCAGAAATTGTAGGCATAAAATCTCATGCCTTACGTGGCCAGAAGCTGTTCGAGGGATTCATTATTAGAGGGGGCGAGTTGGACATGAAAGGAAATTTCTATGTCCAGAGACGATGTTTTATCTCGCTTCGCCGAAATCATCAATAAGTATAACATTTCCAGCTCTCAAGAATATGATAAACTAGCGATTGAAAAACCGTCTAGATCAACTCTTTTCATGAGATTTGGTTCATGGAGTAAAAGTCTTGCTGCGGCCCGTGAAACTCAACTTCAACAGGAGTCTACACCTAGCGATATTGGAGACGGCCTTTCTCCAGAGGACCATCCAGAAGTACGAAAGCTGCGACAGCAGGTTGAAGACCTCACTAGGCATATTCAAACAGCGTCACTTAACCTTGATGGTGTCGTCCAGAAGTTTGGAGTTCTGGGAGATACTCATCTGGGCTCGTTGTACGCAGATCTTTCATTACTACACACCGCTTATGATACTTTCGAGTCAGAGGAAGTAACCGCGGTCTTCCATGCAGGCGATTTGCTTGATGGCGAAAAAATGTATAAGGGGCATGAGTATGAACTTGCAGTTCATGGAGCAGATGCTCAAGTTGATTTCTGCTGCGAACGATATCCCAGAAAAGCCGGGATTACCACCTATTTTATTGATGGAAACCACGATCGGTCTTTTTGGAAGAGGTCAGGTGTCTGTACTGGAGCTAGAGTTTCTACGCAGCGTGGAGATCTAGTTTTTCTAGGTTACCAAGAAGCTGATGTAACTGTGGGTTCAAATGATTGCAAAGCTACAGTTAGACTCTTTCACGGGGAAGATGGTTCCGCTTATGCAATTTCTTATAAGCCTCAACGATACATTGCTGAACTGCCATCTGGTACGAAGCCAGATATTCTTTTGATTGGTCACTACCATAAAGCTGAGCAACTTTTTTATCGAGGGGTTGTCTCTTTTCAGACGGGTACGACTCAGAAACAAACTCCGTTTATGAGAGGGCGCCGTATTAGTGCCGCTATTGGTTTTTGGATCATTCAAATCATTATCGCCCCAAATAGGGTGGTAAAGGTTCATTCTACTTTTTATCCGGTACGCAGTTAATAGTTTAGGGGGTGTATGCATGTATATATCCGATAGGGACGACGAGCGAGAAGTTATTGAGTTCTTTGAATGTCCTTACTGTGGTAACGTCGACCACACTTTTTATACAGCAAAAACCCTCGGCGAAAATTATATTTGTTCAACACTGTGTGGTAATTGTGGCAAAGAAGTTAGGGCAGTCGATGCTATTGAAAGGTGCATCGACTGCAAGGATCGATTAGAGTGCCTCTTTGATAGATGCATTACGTGTATTATAGCTATGTCTGCCAAGCGTTTAACTGCATCGGGAATAAGAAAGGCGCAGGCTAAAATCAGAAGGACGTTAGGGGGATCTATTAACAATGGCCGTAAAAATAGACGCAGGTAAGACAAAACCTGAGCTTGATTTTTTTCGACGCAGGACTTATGAATTCTTTCTTTGTCCCAATTGTGATCGTGTTTCCTATTCTAGGTACTGGTACTGGGTTGATGAAGAGCAGGGTGATTATAAATGCTTTACAACCTGCAGATATTGTGGTGGTGAATGTTTGGTTGTAGATAGCTCCGAGAGATGCACGCTTTGCAAAGATCGGCTGGTTGATTGCTTGACACATTCACCAGTCATTGCGATGTCTATCTTTAGTCTCCTCGATACACTCGAGGTTCATGGTGTAATGAGACAGATAGAATATAGCTTAGGATTGAAGGATGGGGAGAGCAGATTCGAGTTGCTACCTCGAGATTGTAAAGATGAAACACACTCATAAACATTTACGTAGAGCAGCACCGGTGTTTAGACATATATTCTTTCAATGCCCCACATGCAATAAATTAACATTTACTTTTGATTACTCTACACCTGGTCCTGCATACACATATATATGTAGCACTCGCTGCATGTTGTGTAATGCAGCGATACATGTCGTAGATGATTTAGATAGATGTAGTCGTTGTCGGTACCGCATATCATGCCTTTCAGTTGGATTAGATAAATTTACTTCTGTAATTGCATCTGCATTTAACTGTAGGGATGACTTGGACATAGTTATAGAAGTATTAAATCAGATAAGAGAAGGTGTAGAGGAGGATAACCGCCTTGCAGAAAGAACAAATTCAGGCCGCAATTGATGTTTTAAATGAAGCCCTCGAAGCTGATCCCGAGGCCATTACAAATTTACTTAATATCCGCATCCCATGCAACAAAGCTTTGGCTGACCATCCAACGATTCAGTCTGGCCTTGAGCTCTCTGATGGGTCATTTAGGATTAGTCCCTTAGGCTTAATAAATGGCTTGTTTGGAATTGATGAAAGAGGTTGGGGGTTTATTGGGGCTGAATGTGAAGTCGATGAAAATTTCCAAACGATTAAAATCTATCGCTTCGTATTTATCCCTGACTCGGATTCAGATTTAGTTTATCCTCAATGATGGAGATGGTCCGTCAACCCGTGATCATTAAAAAATATTTTTTAGGGGGCCATACTAAATTTGGACCCCCGCAATGCGCATCTCTTTAGAGAGATATTTGACACATGAATAATGGGAAAAACACCGGTCCTCCAAATCCTCCAAATTATTTAAGGTGGCAACATCTTCGAGAGGCTGTCCCTTATTGGGAAGCAAGAATATATTGTCCTCATTGTGACAAGCTATCTGACTGCTGGTATTACTAAGTGGAAGAATTTGACCAGATGCATTACTGCGCCAAGTTCTATTGCCGCCACTGCCACTTGCAATTCAGTAGTGGGAGGCGGCCCGTATGTGGTGAATGTGGAGCTAGATTAACTTGTTTGATCGACGGATACTCTGAATTCCAGGCCTGTAAAAAAATCCAGGTACGCATGTATACAGCTAATTGGACTGACTCAACTGCAACTACTGGAACTGATTACATTAGTACTTATGATACAAGTTCGAGCACTGATTATATGTAAGACTATAGGGAGACGTAATGGAGTATTTAGTTAGTGATTGTAGCAAGTGTGGCGGGTGGTGCTGTAGGTGCGTTTCCGTCCACAAAAATTTCTTCTCTCAACCTATTGATGAGCATCTTCCAAAGTTCTGGCGTCAAATTACTTTCGAGGAGGCGAAGATTTTAAATCCTTGGCTCCCTAGTTGTTTAGTAGGATATGATCTTTCAAAGGATTATAATTATTTTGTTTGCCCTCACCTCGAAGATGGCCTCTGTTCTTACTATTCCGTGAGACCTGAAACGTGTCGAGAGTATCCAGATTTTGATGCCCAGTTCGAAATTTTTCTCGAAAACCCTGATGCCTTTTATACCCCCTGGTGTTACTATAGGCGGGCAGTACTTGAAATCTTGGGGATCGAATACGAAACCCTTAATACAGGTGAAGAATGCGAGACGAAATACAGGGAGAAGCTAGCTGCGACTCCCGAGCTTGCCCAGAAGTTTCTAAACCTCTCCTCTCCGGTTTGCAAGACTTGCCAGAGTTCGATGGATGGGACGCCCATGATGCGTCAGATATAGCTCTTGTTTTTGAGTATGTGCACGCCTGGAAAGAATACCACCAAAAATATTCCTGCCCTCTCAAAATAAATCCTCATTTATTATATCCTGCGAAGAGATTTTGTGAGAGGGTTTTTTTGCCTTTTCGATGGTACGTTAGGAGTTGTATAAAACTTCTAGGGCATTTCCCCTTACCTTGGGAACTCAGTTTCAAGTGGGTGCAATCCGAAGTTGAAGCTGAGTGGATTGAAATTAAACATACGAAAGTTTTAGCGGAGGTCAACCATACGTGGCAGGCGAAGAAAATTCTAGAAGCACACAAGGGATAATGACTGATGCCCAAATTGTTAGTGCGATCTTTCACCCTCGATTTAGCGCACAAATTTTAACAAAGTTTAAACCGGAGTGGCTGGGAACACCTGAATTAAAAGAAATTTTTAGTAAGGCCCAAACTTTTCACCAGAAGTTTAGAGAGGTGCCAACAGTTGAGACCTTGATTGAATTTATGAGACTAGATGGTGATTATCAGTCCGATCGATTCGATCAGTTAAAACATTTTATTGAAGCACTTCCTGAGATGCAAAACCTGGAATTCTTTGAATTCCAGTTGGAAAAAAAGCTACAGGGGAAGGTACTCTATAAAGCGGTCAGAGAGGCAGCGGTTTTATTAAATGAGGAGAAGTTCGAAGAAATTTTCAACTTGTTCCATCGTGCTCGGGTTGAGTCATTCGTCGGCCATAAGAGTCATGGAAGCTTTTGGGAAGATTGGATACTTAGAGATGTTTCTCTTAAAGGTGAGCCGACCCCTACAGGGTTTTCCTCTATGGATAGTTTGCTACGAGGGGGTTTATACCCTGGTGAATTAATGTTAACTATTGGTCTAAAATCTACGGGGAAGAGTTTTTTTGCTGTTTGGTTGGCCCGTTCAGCTCTATTCAATAAGAAGACTACTGTAGTTTTTACAATGGAAATGTCTCGATCAGACCTTCTTAAACGAATTGATTGCTCAGTTGCTAATTTTGATTTTGATGTCTACCAAGATAGTCGAGATGAGATACGTGATCTCATAATGCAGAAGAAGGACGAACTTCTTGGGGATGTTCAGGTCGTTGAGTATCCTTCTGGATATCCAACAGTTACAATTATGGAGAATGAGATTCTCGAGATCGAACAACGTTTAGGTCGAAAGGTAGATTGTTTCGTTGTTGATTATATTGACTTGATGAGAGGTACGGTTGTAGGGTCTTCTGGAGATGCAAGATTTGGACTCATTTCTGCGGCAGTTGAACTTCGGGGTGTTTGTGGTAGAAACCAAATTTCCGGTGTTGTTCTTACTCAGAGTAACGCATTGGGGAAAAAGAAGACATTTATTGAATCAGAGAATGCAGCGGAGGCTTACGGGCAGTCGTGGTCGGCTGACTTTGTTGTTAGTATCAATGAAGTAGTGGGACGCCCTGATCAGCGTCGTTTATATATCGCGGACTCAAGACGAACTCAAAAGAAGGTGAGCTTTTTGTATGATGTTGATTTTTCTCGTGCGCAATGGACTGAGCGTACGGGCTTTTAGGAGGTTTAATGTCTAAAATTATTTACATTGCGGTCCCTTACTCCCATGAAGACCCGGATATTCAAGAATGGCGGTATGAGAGAGTTACTGAGGCTACAGGATGCCTCATCAAGAAAAACCTTGGAGTCTTTTATTCTCCTATAACTCACACACACCCTATAAATGAAGGGAAGCATGGTCCTATTACCCATAAACTTTGGGTTGAAGAGCACGACCTCCCATTTCTTCGTAAGTGCTCAAAATTGTTAGTATTAATGTTGCCTAAATGGGAAGAATCGGTAGGTGTAAGAAAAGAAATGAATGAGGCTACAGCTTTAGGTATTCCAATTGTCTTTGCGAGTCCTTGTTATGATGAAATGTTCCGAATCAAAGACGTGTTTTTATTGGATGAACCTTTAGCTCAAACGCTTCAAGATATGATTTAAAGGGGGCATAATGTCCAACAAACATCGTAAAAGCTCCGGACGGCGTAAACAAGGTAGCAAGAAAAGGCGAGAGCGGCGTAAACGCCGTAAGCGGAGATAATCTCAAATGAACACTCGGAGGTCTCTATGTCAGCCAGAAAAATGCGGTACTTCAGATGCCCTAGAACAACTCAAGAACGGAGGAACCAATATGAATTTCCATTATTTGTTAGAGGGAAACGGAGAAATATTCCAAATGCTTGGGATGACATTTACCGCAGTAGAGACTACAAGAAAAATTGGAAGTTGCGCTCGAAGCTTTGCAAACAGTGGATGGTATGGCCTGTTTGCTGTGATCTAGACCCATTTTATCGGTGCACAGTATGAACCCAAAAATTTACTACCCAACATCGAGTAGCATGACGTATTCTTTTTTTGATACTGCTAAAGGGCTAAACATTGATTTGGCTCCTTCTTGTGATTGGACGGCGGTGTGTACGTTTGCACCTCAATCATATATTTACGATCCATGTTTATCAATCGATTACTTTCTTTTGAGATGTCCTCATTGTACGAAAAGTTTTGTGGTCGCGAGGACATCTCAAAATCATTGCTGGGATGCAGGATGTCCTGAATGTTCAATCAAAATCAAGTGCTGTATGGGAGAATGCATCCCCGGGTGCCCTTTAAGTGCTGACTGTCTTTGTATTGGAATAATCAATGATGTTCAAGATGGTATAATCAAAGTATCATTTGAATATATTGTTAATAGATAACCTCACACCATGAGCTTTCATAAATACTCGTTTCCATATAAAGAGACTGGTACTGGAGAGGTTCGGTTTAACTGTCCAAAGTGCCTTGATACTAAATACCATTTATATTACAGTCCTTCCAAGAGTCTTTTTAATTGTTTTAAATGTGGTTATAAGGGGAAGGGGTTTCCAACAGAACTTAAAGCAATTAAGATAACTCCATCAGCACCTGAAGAAGTTAAAATCAGGGAGCTTGATTGGCAGGAACTCGTTCAACCCCCTTCATGCATCCTTGAATCAGTTATTTGGGACTATATCAACTTTCGTGGGCTAAATGGAGCCTTGGTCAAGAAATTTAAATTAGGCTGGAGTTCTTCGAAGCCCTTTGTTGTAGTCTTTCCAATTATAATGAATACAGTTATTAAAGCAATTCAGATTAGGCATCTTGCCTCTATAGGACCTAAGTATGTCTTCTACGACGTGGATAAGAAAAAAACTAAAAAATCGTTATTGTTATATAATTACGACTCAGTGGTATCTGGCGTGGATACTTTGTTCATCATGGAGGGAGTACTTGACGTCATCAGGGCATCCCCTTCATCTGGCGTATGCACCTTTGGAAAAGCCGTTAGTCTTGAGCAAGCGAACTTAATTGCAGGTATCCCGAAAAAGAAGCTTGTATTAGCCTATGATACAGATGTCAAAATGAAAGAGCTATTGCAGACCATCGAGAGACTTGAGATTTATAATCCAGTCTACATTAAAGAACTTCCACCTGGAAAGGACCCAGCTGATATGGGTGAAGCATTTTTGGGGCTACCTGAAATCCCATCTTTTGACTGGTTGTTGAGGTGTTAAATGATTCCACTCGTCGCATTTGAAACTCCCAGAGAGAGCCTTGCGTTAGGGTTTGAGCATAGTGATTATGTCTTTGCCCTAGCCCATCTCTGGGGGGATCCCGTTTATCGTAATGCAATCTTTAGACAAAAAGAAGAGGGCAAGGAAATTTTTTTAGACAACTCCGCCTTCGAATTATCTAAGTCGATCTCCTTCGATCGATATCTTTCAATCATTCGTGAGTTAAAACCAGATGTTGTAGTTGTACCTGACTGCCTTGGGAATATTGCGGAGACAATCAGACTTGGCAAATATTTTTATCAGAGCTTACCCGGTAGCTTCTTTACTCAGTATAAGTTTATGATTGTGCCTCAGGGTAGAGACAATCGAGAGCGTATGAAATGTTTTCACATCCTTCGCTCTTTTGGATTCCCTTTTCAAGTTATAGGACTTCCTAGACATGCGTGCCCGGACAGAATGGAGCTGCTCCATAAAATCAAAAGGTTTGTTCGTCGAACCAAAATCCACCTCCTCGGACTTCCTGACCCCATTGAACTCAAAGGAAATGGTAGCCTATTTGATTCACTCGACACCTCTTGGCCCGCTAAATATTCAGCGACAGGTGATATGGTGCGGCTACTTGACTTTGGATCTGATGTCTGTGATGTAGGGAAATTCATAGAAGCGGTAAACATTATTAAAGGATATCTTGAGGAAGAACCCAATGAATGAAGAAGCGGCAGCTTTAATCAAAAAACTACTCGTACAGTGTACCCCCAATTCTGTTATCCCTCCCTCTCTTCCTACTGAAGAATTCTCAGGGATGGCGATTGTTGGAATCGCACCCCATGATACAGAGATTGAACAGGGCGAAGTATTTGTCGGGCCTTCAGGTCAAATCTTGGATGGTTGCCTTAAGATGGCGAAGATCTCTAGACCTCAATTATGGGTCGGCAATCTCTGCCCGGTTAAATTGGCTAAAGATCGAGGCCTTGCAAAGTATGAAGTCGACATCCTGCGTGAGCCTTTGATTGAGGCCCTCCAAAAGTTAAAGCCTAAAGTGATTGTTCCTCTCGGAGCGGAGCCTACTCGAGCACTGTTAAATATTCCTGATGTTCAAATCATGCTTATGCGTTCTCATGTCTATGAGGTACCTGAATTACCTGGAACTAAAATTATACCTTCCATTCACCCCTCGTATGCTCTACGTCAAAGTCTTGCACTTACTGCTTTACTAGTCAATGATTTGATGTTGGCTAAAAAAGTATTAGCGGGTGAAGATCGATATAAAGCGTGGACTTATACTGAGGTGAAAAGTGTTTCACAGCTCCGTGAAATCTTTGACTGCCATAAAGGTCAAAAGATGGTCGTTGATACTGAAGCTACGACCACAAACCCTCAAGTAGCCGAACTATTTATGGTCAGCTTTTCGTTCTTAACTGAGCCTGATCATGGATATGTTATACACACTCCCTCAAAATTTTATGAACCTGAAATGGGGCCTCCTGAATTACTAGACGGCCGAGCACATCCAACTCCTCGTGAAGATGTGCTACCCATATTTCAGGAATACGATTTTGAAACGATCATATTTAATATACTCTACGACTTCATTCTTCTCTTCAGGTTTGGATATCGGGCGAATGTTTACGTCGACCCTATGTATGCCTTTGCCCTTCTTGACGAGAATTGTCTTAAGAGCTTAGATACCCTTGGGAGTTTTTTTAGTGGGATTGGTCCGTATACGATGGACTATGCATCAGTTGATGTTAATGAGTGGCTTCCATATGCCGCATGTGATGCAGTTAATACTGCCCGCGTATGGAATACATTAGCTCCTCGTTTCCTTGATAAAGTTAAGGACAATCTCCTATTTAAATACTTGATGCCCTTATTGCGAAGACTAGCCTCAGTTAGTATTGTGGGCTGCTTTGTTGACTTATCGAGATTGTCTGATGTTGATAGGACAGTCCAACAAGATATTGCCCACAAGACTCATCTACTACATGCTACTGCTGGAGTCGAATTCAATCATCGTAGTAGTGATCAGCTAGCCAAGGTTTTCGAAAAAATGGGGATCCCAGTTTTAGGGAGATCGAAAAAGACCGGCAAGCCCTCTTTCAGGAAAGAGTTCCTTGAAAAACTAAAGGACAAGTATCCCATCGTCTCTCTAGTCCGAGAAGTAAAAACCCTCGAGAAGATGTATTCCGCCTACATTAAGAACATTCAAACCTATGTTGACAAGCACGCTCGAGTGCATACAAACTTTGATGTTAAGAAAACTGGCCGATTGTCAGCTTCAGCCCCCGCACTACAAACACTACCCCGAGACTCTGTGATCTTAGAACTCTTTGCAGCGAAGCCTGATCACGTATTGCTAAAGTGTGACTTTAGTGCTGCTGAGTTGAGATGGCTTGGGTTCCTTGCAGGTGAAGAAAAGTGGCTCAATCCTTATCTAGATCTTCACATATCCAATGCTGCTTTTTTCTATCAGGTACCTGTTGAGCAGGTTTCTAAGGCGATGAGGCAAGAAGTTAAGTTCTTGGGTTTCGGTAAGGTTTACGGATCTGGAATTCAGACCCTTGCTAAACAGCTGAATTGTTCTGAAGCGGAGGCCCTTAATAGGGAAGAGAGATTCTTTGCTACGTTCCCAAGGGTTAAACGATATATGGAGTTAGAGAAGGAAAGAGTTCTCGAGACAGGTACGGTTGTTAATTACTTTGGACTTGAGCGCCACTTTTCATATGATCTCCGTTTTGGTGGTGAGCAAGAAAAGGCAAAGTGTGTAAGGGAGGCCTATAACTTCGGTCCTCAAAGCGCTACAGCGATGTGGACCAACCTTTCTCTAATGAGAGTCCAAGAATGGTTTGAAGCCAATTTACCTGGCAGCAATGTTGTGCTCCAGATTCATGATGCTATCATCGCTGAGGTTCCGGTTAAAGATCTTTATACAGCTGCCTATGCAATTTGGAAGATTATGAGACGTATGATCGATCAAAAAACTGGATTCTTTTTACCCGTCGATGTTTGTGTGGGTCCCAATCTATTACACCAAACTGAGATGATTCCATTTGAAGTTCAGGATTTTGAAAAAGCCTTCGACGAATTTCAGCAACGCTGTATTGCAAATGCTACACCAGATGCGGCATAAGGATATATTCATAGCTTCAAATAGTGTGTAATAAATGAATAATGTCAATTTATAGTTGAAGGATTTAGAAAAATGGGATGGCATAGAATCGGGGAATGTAAACGCTGCGGACGTTGTTGTAGTCTAGCCGGCTTACTACATGCCCCAGTTCTTCATAAAGCGTCTACAAATCAGACTGAAGGAGTGGTGTGCAAGCATTTGAAGTTTGATGAATCTGGACTAGCTGTGTGCAGTATTTTTGAAAAACCCGAGAGACCTCAAGCTTGTATTGACCACCCTAATAGTCCTGGTTCATTAGTAGATATTGAATGTGGATACTTTTTTATTTTCACTGATTCTTAACGAAGAGGTTTTGTATGTATACAATTACTAAAGAGATGAGTTTCGAGGCTGCACATCGTCTCCTTGACTATAATGGTCCATGCCACAACTTGCATGGACATAGTTATAGGGTAGAGGTATCGATTGGAAGTGAATCGCTGGATAAGCAAGGATTTGTAATGGATTTTGGCGACCTTAAAAAGGTTTTAAACCAGCTTATTAGTGAGTGGGATCACGCCACCATTTTACAAGCTTCCGATCCTCTTATAGGAGTTCTTCAAGCTCTCGATGTGCGAGTTGTGGTGTTTAATGAAGCCCCAACTGCCGAAAACATGGCACGAAAAATTTTTAACTTCCTCGCTAATAAAGGAGTAGGTGTTGCGATGGTTACAGTCTACGAGACTGAGCACAATTGCGCATCTGTGTGTTAATGTATTCCTACGTCACTCTAGTCGAAGTTTTAGAACGTCAGGCTATGATTAATGGCTACGTGTTTTTGTTTGTGGCTCTATTAATGGGGATAGGTATTGGGCTTGGCGTTTACTTCATCAGACATTTTATCAAAGCGACCGACAAGGCAAACACTACGTGGTTTCTTTACGTCGGTCTGTCTTTATTTCTGGTTTGCCTGGTAGGATTTGTATTTTCTATGTGGATGTCTCTTGCGAGACTATGCAATCCTGCCTACTATGCAGTAGAGTATATTAAGGAGCTGTATAAATTCAAGAAGTTTTTGGAGCTACCTTTTTAAAAAGTTGACCATCTGCTGGTCTCGAATCCGGTCGCAGCCTCCTCTTGGTTCCAGGTGCTTGCCAGATAAAGTAGTTTACGGGCGATCGAGTTGGATACAAAAACCCAACTCCGTAGGCGAAGAGAGCATCTACTTCTTAAAGGTATAGTATGAAGTGAGTGCAGGAAAACGGGCTAAAGTTAAGGGCTCAAACTATGAGCGTGAATTCGCGAAACGCCTTTCGTTGTGGTGGACAGCAAATGCTTGTCCCAATGCGTTCTGGCGTACAACTCTTTCTGGTGGAAAAGCTACAATTGATAGCTCTGATGTTCATGTTGGAGATATATGTGCGGTAAAAGATGTCGGTAAGCCTTTGGAAGATAGTTTAGTTTTTGAATTGAAGCGCGGATATTCTAAAACCCTTCTCCTTGATTGGTTGATCCAAGGAGAGAATTCAGTTATTGGACAGTGGTGGCAAAAAGGTGTCACCCAAGCCGACGATCTAAAACGTAAATTCATTTTAATAGTTAAGCCAGACTACCTCCCCGAACTTGCATTCATGAGACTTGATTGTATACCAGAACAGCCTACCAGGCGGTTAATTGGTCCACACAATGTAACTTGTTTTTTATTAGAGGATGTAATATGGCAAAAGAACCCACTGAGCCTCGCAAACTGTTGGCTGGAGCAAGCAAACCTAAAAAGGTACGTAAAAGAGTTACGGAAATTCCACAGCTCGACGACGATGAAATCTTTGCTGAAGTGCTCCGAGAACACTTTGCCGAAGAACAGCCCCAAGGCTCAAAACCCCGAAAGTCTCGTAAAACCCAAAAAAAGTCTCAAAGAAAGTGGTGGTGGCCGAAAGAAGCAATCCCCACTGACGCTGAACGAACTCGACTCCTAAATAAAATTAGCGCGATCTATCGTGCAAACGGTTATATCCGTGACGGTATGCCTTGCGAATTTCAAGAAACATCTCACTTACAAAAACATCTTGAAAGATTGCAAGCCGGATTAGTTCCGGAGATTACCAAAAAGGGGATCCTCGATGTCGACTGAGTTTATTGAATTGCCTGAGGGCTTCTCATACGAGTACCCTTCGTACAATCTTGTACTGAATATATCCCCATTTCCATCATTTAAATGTTTTGAAGTGGCTGTTCAACCTTATGACGCAGGTCAAAACAGAATCTGGATAAAGATAACTCCCAATCTTTTCGGCCTTTATGACAGGAGTGTCTTTACTCAAGTAAGATGCCCGGTGTGTGGAAAACCTTTAGGAGGTGACTAATGTCTCTTGATTGGAGCAAACTCCATTTCGGTAGAATCACCCGCCAAGAGATCATACAGTATTGTAGTGGTGAAGATTGGCAAGAGCTACGCCGCCGCTTAAAAGGCCTTTCCCTTGAGGAGAAATACATTCAACTTATTGAATGGATTCGGTCTCACAAAAATTCTAGAGCCGCCCAAGTGCAAGTCACAAATTATGTGAATGCCCTCAAGCGCGGAGGATTGATATGAGTACAAATTGGCAACCGATTTCTTTTAAGGCAACGACTATAGGGGATGCTTGGTTTCAAGCTCTCTATCTTGTATGGAATCACGGCCGCCACTATAAAATTACTCGTGGTTCATATGAAGGGACTCATAGATTAGAATTCGATTTTGTATCGGGATTTATTAATCATCCACACATTCGACCGCTCACTCCGATAATGCCCGAAGCAATTTCAGTACCCGCACCAACTTCAGAGCATGAAATTGACCAGTACTTCGCGAACTATCTTATGGATCCTAATCTGGCCCCTGAAGAGGAGTACCGTTATTCATCTTGGATCAACGGAGATGTCCAAGCATTTCGGCGAGGTATTCACGGAGGGTTAGCTACTCTCGAATATTTATTGGAGCAGTATGATCCTTCTGACCCCGAGCTTCGATTCATTCATCGCTATACTCGTATGTTAACCTACGCAGCAAGTAAAAACTTATCATCCAAGATAACACCAATTGAATGGGTGATAAAACATTTCAAAGAAGCTGGTCATGGAACGAACCATTGTTATCTCACTGTAGGTAATCCTGACTCTAATTTTGCCTACGACCGTCCTTACTCTACTGAAGCTGAGAGAGGTACTTCTCCATGTCTGCGTGGACTAGATTTCAAGATTGTTGGCGGAGAATTACTCACTCACGCGTACTTCAGGTCGTGGGATCTATTCTCTGGTTTTTGTACAAATCTTGGCGGGATTACCTTATTAAACGAGTACGTCGCTGCGAGTCTCGACATAAGCCCGGGTCCCATCGCTTTCACGAGTAAGGGTTTGCATGTTTATGATTTCGCCCTTGAACCACTTAAAACTCTCTTACGTCAAGATGGCCCATTAGGAGAACTACCCTCATGATTGATCCAGATGCAATTTACGATATAGTTAGGGGTCTTGAAGATCCTGAAGAACTGCTAACCGATCTACTCGAAGCTATTGTTGAAGCTATCGAGTCGACATACTTTGACGACGTCGAAGTAATCCTTGCTGACCTTGCAGAACTTCACGCCACACAAACTCTCTCCAATGAACGTATTTCTTGGAGAGAGTTTGTTGATGGTGAGGCAGAAGAGCTTGAGCCCGAAGAAGAAGACTAATAGTTATAGCCTTGTAGAGGATGCGATCCGTCAAAATATTCAATACGGCGATTTCGATCTCTCTTCAGGAGGCGTATCTAATTATTATTTTGATATTAAGCCCCTCCTCCTCAATTCGATAATCTTACATGAGATTGCTGGGAGACTGTGGTGCTTAATTGGTGCTAAGCAAGATGTCATTGCAGGTATTGGATATAGCGGATCCCTCTTGATTTCTGCAATGCTCACCTTTTGCCCTAAAGAAGTGTCAGGGCTGATAGTTCGAACTGAAAAAAAGACTCATGGGCTTTGCAGTAGGATTGAAGGGAATAGCTCGATTCATGATAGAGAAGTCGTACTCGTAGACGATGTTTTGAGTACTGGAGGTAATTTAAGAGTTGCTACAAATGCTCTTAAAGAGATTCGAAACTGCACCGTTTCAAAGTGGGTCGTACTTGTAGATCGATCTCACGCTCCGATCTTATCAGCTCCTGAAATTGTCTCGGTTTACAAAGCTGAAAATCTTATTTTATAATAAAGGAAACTGAATGGATATTTGTGTTGGATGTGTTAATCAAGGCCAAGAAGTCTGTGTGACATGCAGGTCTCTTGAAGTTATAGAGCCTGATGCTTCACTCAAGCCTATTATTGAACCTGCTCTTCACGTTAATGGCTGCCTCTTTCCCGGCGAAGAATTGTTCTTAGGTCAACTAGCTCGTGATTGCACTGGTAAAGGGGTAATTGTTGAACTAGGATCATATTTAGGCCGTTCAACAATTAGCCTGGCGTTAGGTTCTCTACATGGATCAAAAGTTCATGTCCATACTTTTGACAACTATGTGGGGGATAGTGCAATGGAGACGTCACAAGAGATGGCAGTAAAACTTCAAGACAATCTCCAGAGAGCTAAAGTCGATGCTGTTGTGACTTCCCACATATATACTACTCAAGAACTTCCTAGCGAATTTGAAAACGTCGATGTTGAGCTTTTATTTATCGACGCAGATCATTCTCACGAATCTGCCCTAAAGGATTTTTCAGTATGGGAACCTCAAGTTGTTGTTGGGGGGAAGATTGCCTTTCATGACACTTATGATCTTGTGCAAAAGGGCGTTCGATTTATTGGACCTCTACGAGTTATACATGAGCAATGTACCAATAGCCGGTTTAAAATTGTCGGCCGCTGCAAATCGATTACGGTTGTTGAGAAGTGCGGAGTAGCGATTGATGATATTGTAAAGGAGTTCGAGCAACCAATTCCAGAACTTAAGCCGGTGATTACTCCGAAGCGTAAGCCAAAGCGTGGAGCGAAAGGCTAATGATTAGTGTTGTTATATTAACGCACAATCGATTGTCTAGGTTGTCACCGTGTATTGAAATGATTCGTAAATGTACATCTAATGCCTATGAGATAATCGTTGTGAACAATGCTTCAACTGATGGCACTAAAGAATTCCTTGACTCTCAAGTCGGGAATTCTTTTAGTGCAATTCATTTGGATAATAATTATGGTGTCACGGCTCGCAACTATGGATTTAACCTCGCCTCAGGTGAGTTTATTGCTCAAGTAGATGATGACGTCCAAGTACTTCAGGGCTGGGATAAAAAATGTTTAGCACAATTCACTCGAGACCCATCTATTGGGCTAATTGGACAACAAGGCGGGATCATTAAAACTTGGATGGATATTCACTCACACGTCAACCATACTCGAGATGGCTATGTTGATTACATGACTGGCTTTTGTATGATGATGCAAAACGTTGGAATTTTATATGATGAATTCTACGCCCCATTCTGGCATGAGGAGCTCGACCTTTCATTCCAGTTTAAAAGTAAAGGCTTCAAGCTCTTCCGTGTAGATGGGTTGTGTATTCACCATAGTGCAAGAAATCAACCAGTTGATTGGACCATTCATAACCGCAACCTGGATTACTGCAATGCGAAATGGAAAGACAAGATCTCTCAGTTGGATCTTGAAGGAATGAAGCCATGAGCAAAGAAGTTGTTAATGCGTTCCACAACCTCTATTATGATGATAAACGAACCTGGAGTGAAATTTCAACAACGAAATGGATGGGCCATCGCATTTTAAAGTGCCCCTTAGATCTCTGGATCTATCAAGAGATCTTCAATGAGGTACGTCCAGATTTTATTATTGAGACTGGAACCTATGAAGGAGGTAGTGCAATATATTGGGCCTCCCTATGTCAGCTATTTGGAACCGGTAAAGTAATCTCAATTGATATCGCACCTCGCAAACAACCTGAACATCCAAATGTAATATATATTACCGGTGACTCAATCGCCGTCTCCACACTTCTAACTGTTTCGGATTTAGTCAAAGGCGGCGGAAGAATAATTGTCAATCTTGATTCTCTGCATATGTATAAACACGTATTAAAAGAACTTGAGCTATACAGCCAATTTGTGTCTTATGGAAGTTACTTAATCGTTGAAGATACGAATGTTAATGGCCATCCAGCAGCCGCTCAACATGGACCTGGTCCCTTTGAAGCGGTTGCTAGCTTTTTGGCCAAGCATTCGGAATTTAAGGTTGATCCTTCTAAGGAAAAATTTCTAATGACCTTCAATCCTTCTGGATACTTAAAGAGAGTAGGATAATGGCAAGTCACTTGACTGCTGGATTGATTAAGGGATGGATGAATCTTGAGTCCGAGATTCATGGCAAACGAATTTTGGAAGTAGGCTCCTCTACATGGCCTTGGGAGTCTATTAGAGAGCGTTTCGCAGGGTGCACAGAATTCATCAGTGTGGATATTAAGCAACGGCATGACACCGATATTATTTGCGACGCTTGCGATTTAGTGAAGCTCTTTGGGCCACAGAGCTTTGATTTCATAGTTTCTCTATTTACCATTGAACACGTTAAAGATTGGAAACGTGCGATCTCCAATATTAAAAATGTTTGCAAGCCCGGAGGAGTGATCTTCATTTCAACCGTTACTCAACCTTTTCCGTATCATGATGAGTACGACGCTTGGAGATATGAGATTCAGGATCTATGTACAATCTTCAGTGATTGTCATATTGAAGCTACCCTCACGGCATCTATCCCGGATGATGATTCCCACGCCTTTCAAATCTTCATGAAGGCAGTCAAGCCTTTAAAATTTACTGAGGTGAATCTTAGTCGTCATAAACTATACGATATTAATAAGAGAAAACGCATATGAAACCAGCAAAAGTTTATCACTTAAGTGCAAACCGGCGGAGAGACGGATGCACCGGTGGTGTAGAAAAGTTTGGATGGCTTCTCGAGCAAGCGATTGGGTGTGACTTAATTGTTGATAGGGAATTATCCGGAGTGTTATCCAAAAAAGATGGTAACGCCCTTTTTGTTGTTGATGGAGGTCACGGCCTTTCTATTCCCGATGATACTCCAATTCTTTCTGTATGTCATGGTAGTTGGGTAGGATTGTGGGCGAGATGGGGTTTTACAAAAGAGATGGAAGGGCATGAAGGTGCACCTTATGAAGAGTCCCAAGTCAAAATGTGGGGCACATATAGTAATTCAGGCAAACATAACGTTCTTCCGGTTGCTTGTTCAGGAGGCGCAAAAAGGGAACTCGTGCAATATCACAATAGACTTGACGCACCCGTTATCTTGCACGGAGTTCACCATAATGTATATATCCCCAAAAAGACCTTCAACCCTAAACCCATTATTATCCACGTCGCAAATGAGTGGCGTAAAGGACATCACATCATACCAGAAGTGGCTAAGAGACTTCCACAATTCCAATTCGAATTCCTCAGTGCAGGCATCGGGCAAGAACCCGAAAGGTTCGCGAGAGGCGATATGTTCATACATATCAGCTGCTCTGAAGGAAATGCGTACGCATGCTTGGAGGCGATGAGTTGCGATCTTCCTATGGTTGTGACTAATGTTGGATTGTTTGAATCTGATGTTCCTAGTGCAACTGTTGGCAAGGTCGTCGAGTTTTACTCATCTGTAGATAACATAGTGGAAGCCGTCCTCGAAGTTTGGGAAAATAAGGAGAGGTTTCATCCTCGGGAGTGGATTGAACAGAATGCAACCTTCGAACATTTCAAACAGCGATGGGTTGAGTTGATTGAAGATGCAGAAGATTATGGATTAATAATGGGGGGTTAAAATGAGTAAGAAGGAGTTAATGAAACCTAGGTATTCTCAAATATTTGAACCAACGGATTCAAATATTTTTCTCCCAGAAGCAATGATAATTGGCACCCCTCGAGGAGGGACATCATCACTTTATTACAATCTAAGAAGGCACCCTAAATTCTATCCCAAAGATCTACTCAAGGAATCTTGGGCTCTTTCTTGGAACTGGCGTGGTGAATCTTCACTACATAGCTTTAAGGAAGTACACACCCACCCCCAAGGAACTTTCAATATTGAAGGCTCTACAGGTGATCTTAGTCACCCCAAATGTCCTTCCCGAGTTTGGAATATTAACCCAGCTCAAAAGTTTATTGCAATGCTTCGGGATCCAGTAAAGCGTGCTCATGAAAACTTCTGGCTGGTTGTTAAAGATGGTAATGAAACGGTTAAAACATTTGAGGAAGCGGTCGAATTAGAAAATGAACGACTGCATGGGGGTATGTTTACAATGTTTACAAGTAAATCAGCCCCCATCGAAAATTATCAATTGTACCCATATTTGGAAAGAGGTAAGTACGTTACCCACCTCAAGAATTGGTTTAGGTGGTTTCCTCCAGAACAGTTCTTAATTATTAAGAGTGAGGATTTCTTTGTGAGCCCTCAGGCCATTCTCGATCAAGTTTGTGATTTCATCGGTGTTGAAAAATATGAATTTGATCGTCTGGATCATTGGTGGGACGCATATGCTATTAAAGGAAGCAAACACGGTCAATGGCCTGCGCCAGAACTAAGTCCTGAGACAGCTCTTAAGCTTTACGATTACTTTAGGCCCCTCAATCGGGAACTTTCGGATTTGCTTGGCCGAGATTTTACTTGGGAGTATGACGGAGATTTAGATGGAAAAAACGATTAAACTCCTGTTAGGGGGCGTCATGCTGGGGGATACATTTCATTGTATCCCTTTACTCAACCGAATTTGCACTGATGACGTTAAAAGCATTGTTTGGATGTGTGGGTCGTACATGAAACCTGCGGTTGAGTTCCTCGCAAACTTTTACCCAATTCAAATTGAAGTTCGTGATGACCCCTCACCCCCAGATAGTATTCAAACGCGAGAAAGCTTTAGACGTAAGTACTCAGAAGCTTTTGCCGCCATTACAGCCGATGCTGAATACTTTGGAGAATACGAAACTTTTGACTGGACATGTTGTGCGACGGGTGCGTCGCATGATATTAGTCTCCGCAACCGAGAAATTCTTAAAGGGGAGCTAGAAGAGAGTCTGGTTGTGCATCCCCAAACAATTCATTCGTGGAAGAATATTAAGCCTGTCGAAGAAGTTGATTGGACTCAGTTTGGATTGACCGTTTATACAGCAGGGGCACCTCGCGAGATTTTATTCCCAAATTCACTTGACCTTCGAGGCGCCCCTTTCATTGACGTAGCAAGGAAGATCACGGCATCTCGCTTAACTATTGGAATTCATTCAGCGATCGCATGCCTAACTTTTTATCTTGAAAAGCCCCTCCTCGCGGTACACCCATGGAGGGATCATAATTCACCTTTTCTATTCTTCGGGGATTTCAATCCTTTAGTTACCGATTTAGTTAGACCCGAAAAAGATAAAATTGTTGAAATTGTAAAACAGAAGTTGGAAGACCCTTACCTTAAGATAGTTGGTGAGAGATAAATCATGGAAGATGCCAAAGATTGGAAAACGTACAAGATTCATCTTTTCAAAATCGAAGGTGAGTCCGTTCTACATGTAAAGGCACCAAATTTACAAGAGGCCCAGCAAGAAGCTTTTGTAAAGGCTCCTGAGCTTAAATTTACGAAGTGTCGAGCTCCTTATCTAGCGATCGCATTTGACGAGCTAGAAGCAGTTGAACTATCTTAGGAGGTGTACAACATGTGGCAACGTATCTTAGTAGGTATTCTACTCAACATTGTTGCAGATGTCCTAGCCATTAAGCTTGTAAAATGGTGGGACTAAAGGAGTTAGTACATGAAGAGGAAGTCTGGATGGAAAAGGGATCTCCCGGATTACCGGGATTATTCTCTTGATTCCCCAAAAGTAAAAGCCTTACTGGCATCAATGCCACCCAATAAAATCAGTACAGCCGTCGATCTTCGTGATAGCTTTTCACCCATTGAAGATCAGCAGGATATTGGAAGCTGTACCGCAAATGCCGCAGCCGCTATTGTTGAGTATTTTGAACGTGTTACTTACGGGAAACATCTCGACATTTCGAGATTGTTCTTATACTACGCGGCTCGTTATCTAGGAGGGTATTTCCCTGGAGATAATGGGGCTGAGATTCGAAATGTGGTTGGCGCCCTTGTTCTCCTAGGAGCACCCCCAGAAAAATTTTGGCCTTACAGAACCAAGCGCGTTGACGTCATACCCGACTCCGCGTGTTTTTCAGTTGCTCAAAGTTTTCAAGCTCTTACTTATTATCGCTTGGACAAAAACAATGCTTCGGAAGCTGCTGTCCTGCAAGATGTCAAAAACCATCTTTCAAATAAAATTCCTGTCATCTTTGGCTTTACCTGTTATGCCAGTATTGACCATCAAAACGTGACAAACACTGGCAACATCCCATTCCCAAGTGCTCGAGAAGCGATGGATGGAGGTCATGCTGTCGCCGCTGCTGGATTTGATGATGATAAGATCATAACCAATCCTTATGACGGAAAGACGACAAAGGGAGCCCTCTTAATACGTAATTCATGGGGAACTGAATGGGGTGAAGATGGGTATGGTTGGCTTCCATATGAGTATGTTTTAAAGGGCCTTGCAGTTGATTTTTGGGTTCTTGCAAAGTCTGAGTGGCTGGATCTATCTCAGTTTGGAATCTAGTTGAAGCTCATTGACCCCAAGGCTTTCATAATCAATTATTGGTATCGATACATGAAATGTTTCAATAAACATATCATGATGGAGAACCTTAAAGCCGATCTCGATCAAGAATTTGAGCTTCTAGCTCTTGAAGTCAAACATTGTACCGAGCTTGTAGAAGCCTCCCAAGTTGTAGGAAGAGGTTTACGCCAGTTCCTTAAAAACATTGGACTACGTAAGCGTGCAGGTAGGTGGGAACCTCGAGAAATGAAACATGCGTCTGATTGGTGGAATGCTATCACTCAGACAGGCTCAACTCCTGATGGTATCTTTGTTAACAATCGAAGTGTCTTTCTCCCGAAGTCCCGAATCGTTTCCGACGACCAAAGACGTAAGATGATTGAAGGGCGTCGAGAGAAAAAGCACCAAAAAACTAATATGAAGGGAGGTGAAATAGAGAATGCTGAGACGCCTGACCTCGATCATTCTGGTCCTAACGTTGATTTGTAGTCTTAGTGGTTGTGCCCAAGTTTGTAAGAATCCTGGCGACACGACCTCAAAGTTGCAAGCAACCGCTGACGATCTAAAGAATATGTCTTTAGTGTTGAATGGGGCTCTAGCCGGCGGCTTTGATTTTCAGATTGAACTGGCATACACTGTAACAGTTGCTGCCCTCGCTCAAGCCGAAAAACTATTGAAGCAGTGGTGCCCATCTCTTGAAGAGATTAAAGCCCTCGAAGCCAATGTCGCCACTGATGTTAAGCCTCAAGCTCAACGAGCAATCGCCCGCGCTAAAACTTTAAAACTCATAAAATAATTTAACTCAGGGGGGATTATATCCCCCCATAGAGGAGCTTCATGGACTTTCCAGTTCTACTGGCTAGTGATCTCCACATCGTCGAGAAAAATCTTGACCAGTTTCGAATCTTTAGAGATCAGATTATTTCACTAAGCCCCGAGTTTGAATCCATCATCTTCCTCGGAGATATCTTTGATTCTCCAGACGCTGTTAAATGGGTTTGTATACTTGAGTTTCTCGAACTGCTTGAAAATTTATCCTCCAATGTTTTCTTATTAACAGGAAATCATGATAGGCCCTTGTTTGGACAGAATGCTTCTACCCTAGATATCTTTAAACGACACGCACAAGTCACAATCAGTCCAGTCGAAATTGATGATTGTTTGTGGCTACCTTACTCAGAGCCGGCTGCAGCGATGGAAATTATTTCGAAATCTGAGGTGAGTGTATGCTTTGCACACCACATGATAAAAGGGGTACAACTAAATTCATCGACCGTGACATCTCAAGGACTCGAACTTTCCGATTTCCAAAGATTCGAGTACGTTTTTAACGGCCACATTCATCAACCCCAAATAGATTCGAATCTTTATATTCTGGGATCACCATGGCAGCACTCGTTTGCTGAAGCCGGCCAACAAAAATATCTTTGGAGCTGGGCCAAAGATAATACCATATTACCAATAAAGTCAAATGTTCCTTCTCGATACATTATTGATACCTTTGAAAATTTGAAAAGTCAAGATCTACGACAAAAGTTCGTCAAGATTTTAATGAAGCCTGACGATGATCCTACCATCATATCAAAGTTTCTTGAATCTGCTGGGGCTAGTCGTTGGATTCTTCAAACCCCTCAAGCTGAGGAGCTATTAAAGTGTCAGCCTCAATCTCAAATGGATGGCATCAGTCTTGATGAAATGCTTGTCGACTTCGCGACGACGAGAGAGTTTGGTCGAGATGAGACTGAGTTGGGGCTTCACTTTTTAGAAGAGAGATGAGATTTGAAGTTACCATAAGGGCTATTCTTTCACTGCTAATCGCGTTATTGCTATGGCTTATAAAGAGAGATATGTAATATGATGATAAAGTTTAGCCGAGTATCCGCCCAGAACTTCCGCTCCTTTAAAAATTTTGATTTTCAAATTGATGCACATGGGCTTGTTTTAGTGCAGGGGAAAATTGAAGGAGGCTCAGAGACTTTAGAGTCCAACGGCGCCGGAAAGTCCTCAATATTTTCTGCCATCTCTTGGGCTCTATTTGGAAAATTTGTGCATGTAAGCGGGCTCAAAGTATCCGGAGATAAAGTCATTCGAAGAGGTTCAACTGATGGTACTAGTGCTACTGTTGAGTTATACGCCGAACAGGATTTAATAAGAGTTACTCGATATCGTGGCCATCCAACAATGGCGGATAAGATTCGTTTATTTGTAAACGATAAGGAAGTTACGCAATCTTCAAACCAGAAGACTCAGCAAGCAATTGAAAACATTATTGGAACAACGTTTGACCTCTTTTCGAACTTGATATCTATTTCCGAAGCGTCAATGAAAGAATCTTTTGCGTTAGAGTCAGATGCTAATCGCAAGAAAATTTTAGTTAGCGCCCTACCTCAATTCCAGCAGTTTGGTAAAGCTCGAGCTCGAGTAAAGGAAACACTCGATACGTATTCGGGATATATTGGTAAAGCCAGGGCGGAAAAGGATGCCTTCGAAAAAGCGATGGTCGAACTTAGCACTGGCTTAGACGGAATAGATATCAACTTCGTTAATTCCCGAATTGATCACTTAACTTCTGAGATTACGTCCCGAGAGGCTGCCCGTGATCGACTTGCCCGAGAAGTTGATGAGGCTCGAGATTTCCATGTTAAAGGTTTCGAGAAAAACGAGGGGTCTGACACTATCTTGAAGATAAACGATGTGACTAAAAAGTTGCGTGCAGTACAACAAGAAATATCGAATTTAAATGCAAGTAATCGAGTGGTAGCAAACCAACTTTCTCATTGGAAGTCTCTTGATTCTACTTGCCCTACTTGTGGACAAGAAATTCCTAAAGAGCAGGCTGGTACACATATTAGTAGATTAGAGGTGGAAGCGGATGAGTTTAGGGTAGGAATAAATAATGCACGGGAAGTAGAACTAAAGCTTGAGGGAGAGCTACACGAATTAGAGGCAGAGAAAAAATTTGCAACTGATCAAGTGAACGCCCACCACGTTAAAGTCGCTTCACTGCAAACACAGCTCAATTCAGAAAGTGTGTTGATCAACTCCCTTGTCCAGGAGAAGCAAAAGTTTATTGAGATTGGTCACAACCTGGAGCAGGCCCGGAAAATTACCGGTCAAAAGCAAGCAAAAATCCGGGGGAGGGTAGACGAGCTCGAGACCCTCATTGGTGTAGCGAGAGGTTTTGAGACTGCATTAAAGGGGTGGCTTGATGGCTTTGGTCCTCGAGGGATTCTTGCTTTTGGGTTGAATCATGTAATTGATGTGTTGACGCAAAAGACAAAAGTTTGGTTGTGGCGATTATGGCATGAAGGGGCTATGTTCCGTTTTGAATTTACTGGAGATGACCTTTCAAAGATTGAGGCCCGCCTCCTTTTAAACCAACAACCCGTCGATATCGAGTCCCTCAGTTCTGGTGAGACAAGAAGATTGTGTATCTCGATATGTTTTGGTCTTAGGGAAACCCTTCAAGTCTTAACTGGATGGAAATCAAATCTATTAATACTTGATGAGCAATTAGATGGTGTCGACGGTTTAGGGAGAAATCAAATTGTTAAGCAATTAAGCGATGCTTACCCCGAGACTTCTGTTTTTGTAATTTCTCAATTCCCTGACTTGCAATCAATTTTTGATTGTGTGTTAACAGTGAAGCAATCTAATGGAGTCTCTGAAATCGTCCTCGAGAATTAATTGGAGATCAATAATGCAAATGTGGAGTGAAGAATTTCGTGACCCTACTACAGTCGCCGCCGAGCAAATCTTAATCGCCAGTGTCCTAGCCTTCTCTCAAAAACTATATGAGAGAGATGGGGCATTCTACTATGTTGAGAGTTACCACCCCACAACCGCCGAATACCTGAACTGGAAGTGTAGATATTGGAGATTGTGGAATTGTATTCTCGACATTGAAAAAGGGATCATGCTTAAAATCCCTGAAGATGTATGTGAGCGTATTGATTGTGCACGTATTGCAAGGGGAGATACGGCCCACCTACTTAATCAGCTAACGGATTTTGGTTTAGCTGTTTGGTTTATGGAAACAGGCCAGGTGTTCAAATCTAACGATCAGATCTTTTTGTATCTGCCCTTTGACTGGCAAGCAGAAAAAGAGGTTGTAGATGAATTGTGTAAAAGATTTGACGCTAAGCCAGTTACTGATAAACCTGGAGCCAATCTTGCTATCAACAACGTACAAGCATTCAGAGACGTTGTGTACCCACATATCATCCCAGCTCAACGATTCCGTTTCAGCCACCTCGGATTGGAGATGCACGATGTTTCCGCGACTTCTATTTCAAGTGTGGGTATACAAAAAGTGGGTATACGCCAGGTACCAGTTCCGTTAAATATTCATTTACGTAGTGAAGTTCAACCCACAATTGCGAAGGCTTCAATCTATACTAGTTTAAGTCCCAGCACTATGGGCTCCCACCTGAGTCGCTTAATGGAGATCCTTAATTCAGTCTCCAGCGTAGATGCGGTCTCTACGGATCAATTTACTATTGAATCGTATTTAAAAGTTTTAAAGGAGCGCCTCTCATCTGAAGATGCTTTCCTAAAACTTCGCTTCCCCATCCTACTCATCCAAAAAGCTCCCGTAACCGGTAGTGAAGGTTATGTAAGATACGAATGCACTCTTTCCGGGGAGTTAGTTAATGGTGAGTTAAAGGTTACAAAGACTATTCGGGTGCCCTATATCTCGGCTTGTATTTGCTCTAAAAGCATTAGTTTGTACAATGCTCATTGTCAGAGGTCGTTCGCGGATGTTTCAGTAGTTCTAAATCAAGACGCAGATATTACATTTGAGGAGTTGATCGAACTCGTCGAAGCTTCATGTTCAGCCCCCATCCGTGCTTGCCTTAAAAGGGAGGATGAGAAGTGGGTTGTTGAAACCAGTTATGATAATGCAGGCTTTGTTGAGACTATAAGCCGTAATATTGCAACTAAGCTGGCTACTTTGCCCGTTAAAGGCTGGTTAGTGGTTTGTGAACATGAAGAATCAATCCATCAGCATAATGCCGTCGCCCTGATTCGAGGTGGTGAGTATATCCCGTAATTCAATGGATTGGTTATCAATTTTTAAAAAAGCCAAAATTCAGCGTTGTTAAAAAGCCTTTTGAGCCATTATAATATAATTAAAAAATAAACCTATTTATAATAAGTCCACGGGAGGTGATCAGCATCTCAAATAATCTATGTGTTCGCATTATCATAAGCCTGGCTGAGTTTTAGCCAAGTCAAAAATAAGGGGGACATTAAATGTTCAAAACGTTAGTGCTGTTAGTAATGGTGTTATTGGCCGCAGTACCGGCTTTAAGTGAAGGTACCGGAAGTATTGAAATGAGTGTTGGTTATGGCATTCAAAATTATGATGCTGTACAGTACGTAAATGGCCAGCGAATCTCTGGCTCCCTTTCTGGAACTCAATCCAAGGAATGGGAGAGAATAACTGCCAATTGTGGTAACTATTGCCGCGGTAGCGATATCAATACGAGAGGGATTACTTTAAATCTCAATACGGGTACTTATCAGGAAGTTAGTTATTTGAGAGGTACTGAAGGGTTAGCCAGTATGAAGTTAAATGCAACTAAATGCGGTAGCGCCCAGCCAACGGGTTCGCACACATTGCAATTGAATAGCAATTTTAACTATGCGGGCGGTTTTGGAAATGCTACCTACACCGGCAAGCAGTCGTTCAAATAATTTTTGGGTGGGAGTCGGATTTATCATCCTTGCTATGCTTCTTGCATCAAGCTCTTGCTATGCTGAAGATTGTCCGACTCCTTCACCATGTAATGAACCTGGCTGCAATACGAGCCAGACACAGTCGTCAAGAAATTCCGTCGTCGGCGGTTCACCATCTGCGAGCATTTCGTTTGGAAGCGGTGGAGGTAATTTAGGTGACTGGGCTCCGATTCCGGGTCAGCTTGCTTGGCCTTCATACGCTTTTAATGGAAGTATTCCTATAAAGGATGGGATGTACATCCCTCCTGATGTAATTCTTAGGTATAAAGACACATTCGATCTCGAAGATGCTCAAAGAATGAAGAGGGGAATTTGCGTAAAGGATTAGCTCTAGGTATTGTGATGTGTATCATTGGGTGTATGCCTGTGTCTAAAACGGCCTGGCATAATGGGGCGGCTTTTCATGACTTCCCCACATCATCTCAGGTAAAAATCCTTACAAAGGAACCCGCAGATATCAAAAAGTATGTCTTTATGGGTTACGAAATCATCTGGGCTGATGCTCCCAACACTCCTCTTACTTCATTGATGGGAATTGCCATTGAATACGGTATAATGAAAGGGGCAGATATTGGTTTGATTACAGGTGCTGGTGAAAACTTCGATATGCAATCTTCTGCAACGGGGGTAGGAGCGACTACAACAATCGGTATTGCTCCTGGAAGTAGCGGGCAAATTGGATCATCACCAACACCTGGAATTTCTAAAGCCTGGTCGCGTTCTGGTTATAGAGGACTTCCATGGATGCACGTAATGTATTTCAAATGCAATCCCTGATCAAAGTCTTTTTTAAATCTACCGTTGCCTTCAAAATAAAAGTATGCTATAATAAAAAATAGCATACAGGGAATTTTGGTAGATGATGAAGCTTTGTAGTGGTATTAGAAAGGACCAGCCATTACTAGGAGTTAGGGGAGATTATTTTTAGCTAGTCCGCCGCTTTACATCTTTTACTGGGGGAGGGGATAAGGAAAATTAGGAAGTAATTGGGAGAGTTACTTCGAATGTCAATCGAGTGGTCACAGGTTCGAATCCTGTCAGGAGCTCCTTGCTCCTGTAGCTCAGTGGGTAGAGCACTAACGTTCTCTTCCGCCTTTCCTCCTAATTATCCTTCTCACTCGGATTAAGAAAATTTGACAGGCAGTAAGGTTTTGGAGTTACTTCGTTTGTCTGGGAACAAAAGGTTGCGGGTTCGAATCCCGTCGCACGCCCCAACTTTATATGGCGTGCGTAGCTCAATGGTAGAGAAAAATGACTCCATCCAACATCCTCCTGTCAAGTTATGTTTAAGTGTGAGTGTGGGATTAAAATCAACCTGGTAAACCAAAGCTCTGTTAAAGCAGTTCAATAGTTTAGAATGAGCAGTAATAAGTGGGATACTTCGATGCTAACGGAAACCCTCCTACTTAATTTTTCTCTCATTTATCTTTTTTCGTAATAAGGAACAGGAAGTAACACGAGGGTTACTTCGGTCATGGAAAACAAACCCTCAAGAACTTTCTCCTGTTCCTCTTTTATTTTATGGGGAGGGTAAGAATGGCTCGGTTTAGCACCAAAAAAGCAACACCCTCAAGGAGATCTATACTAGGTAAAACCAGCCGGCCATCGGTAGAGAATTTAGCAAAGGGTGAAGCTTTCCAAGAAAGCTCAAAACTTGAGCTTGTTAGCACCCTGCTGACTTCCTTCGTTGAGGATCAATTTTATCGTAGTAGGGATGGTGTTGTCAACCGGATTATATCATTGGTGGACTCCATTGAGGATAAGAAATTTGTGGCACAGGCCACTATCTTTGCCCGGATTCAATTTGGAATGAGGTCAGTCTCACACCTCGTTGCAGCTGAGCTGGCAAAGAAGGTCAAAGGCGCTCCATGGATGGGGAAATTCCTACAAGATGTTGTACACCGTCCTGACGATATCACTGAAATCCTTTCGGCGTATATTCATCTACACGGTAATCGGCCTATCCCTAACATGTTTAAGCAACCGAGAGGTTTGGCTGGCGCGTTTGCGAAGTTTGATGCATATCAACTAGCCAAATACAAGGAAGAGACTCGGCGTATTAAACTTATTGACGCGGTCAACCTTTTACACCCAAAGCCGACTGCTAAGAATGGAGAGGCTTTAAAAGCTTTAGTCAAAGGCGAACTACGTTCTACTACGACTTGGGAATCAATGCTATCAAAAGCTGGTAGCGATCCTGAAGCTAAGGCTGCGGTATGGACTCAACTCATCAAGGAAAAGAAGCTGGGTTACATGGCATTGCTGATGAATCTTCGAAACATTAGTGCTCAGGCTCCAGGAGCCTTACCTGAGGCTTTAAAGATGCTTACTAACCCTGAAGCGGTTAAGAAGTCAATGGTCCTTCCTTTTAGGTTCACGAAGGCCAATGAAGCTATTCAAGGTACTGCCTATGCTTCATCTATCTCTACGGTGTTAGCTCAAGCAGCTGAGATCTCTTTAGGTAATATCACCCGCTTGCCCGGTAAAACTCTTGTAGCTCTTGATGTATCTGGATCCATGATGGGTAGGCCATTTGACATTGGCTCAATGTTTGCCACTGTGCTAGTGAAAGCCAATGACGCTGACTTGATCATTTTTAGCTCGAATGCTAAGTATCTCAAACTGAATCCCGATGCGAATGTTTTTGAGTGCATTGAGACGATTCGGAAAAAGTCTGATTTTGCTGGAACTGATTTCCACTCAATCTTCCGTACTGCTAACCGGCATTATGATCGCATCATCATTTTATCTGATATGCAAGGCTGGGTGGGATACTCTGCTCCAAAGGCTTCTGCTGCTAAGTATTGTAAAAGCTTCAAAGCGGATCCTAAAATTTGGTCTTTCAACCTTCAAGACTATGGAACGCTTATGTTCCCTGAAGACAATGTGTACTGCGTTGCAGGATGGAGTGATAAGATTCTTGGGATCATGGAGACCCTTGAAACGAATCCTGACGTCCTAATTGAAATGATTTCACAAGTTCCACTCTAACCAAACCTCTGATGCATTAAACCTTTAACTGCGGAGAGCGTTGGACGCCAATTGGCCTCATACGCCAATTCGAGAGGGTTCGAATCCCTCCTCCGCTACCATTCATTATGCCTTTTTACTTCGTTGCTACATGCCCTTTTTGTGGCGCTCTAAATACACTTCCACCTAATATGGATAGCATGAGATGTGGCTCAGTCAATTGTTACGTATGTCAGAGATATTTTCATGCGGTTAAGAATGTGGTTTTCTGTTTATATGACTGCGATGCAGCGTGCAGTACCTTCTCACTAGCACATAGGGTGGAATATTGCAAAGTGATGACTTAGAAATTTGTAATACGTGCATTAAGCGTATTGAATGCCTGGCGTCTACGCGGTGCCTCCGCATCCTTTTAAAATGCCTTCTCTGTGGGGAGGTTTTAGAATCTGTTCGCCGCCACGGATTTAGACAATGTAGTTGTTTGAATGGAGCCTTTGTCGATGGTTTTCTGGACACCTATTGTCGATATGGAGCTCGTTATCCAGATCAAGTTCGTATTTTCGTGAGGGGCGAAGGGTTTAAAAAGATTATATAGGGGAGGCCCAATGAATGCTGGGAGACATCATGTTAAGCGTCTTTTAGACAAGACGCTCAAATGCTCTGAGTGCGGTAATGTTCAAGTGGTCTACCGTCTTCCAAGTCGTAATAAGAAGACTGGCCACATCAAACATATGTATTGTCCGTATTGCAAGGTTGAAACTGCACATATTGAACAAAAACTTTGAAAGGGGGTGTTATCCATGTTCCTGGTTATTGAGTGGGCTGTATTCTGTTTAATACTTATTTTTCTAGCCACTCAGGTTTTTTACCCGTTATTGGCCGGTAGGCCTTTATTCAGTCTCTTTAGAAAGACAGAAAAGGCTAAGGCTGAAATACTTGACGGGTTTGCTGAGTCTCGAAGTGAACTCGAATTACTGGAGCTTGAGCGCCAGCGGGCCGAGCTTAAAAGACAAATCAACCAAGTGAAGGAGGAAGTTGCGAATGAGAGGGACGTAGGGGGGCGGTGGGTGTAGTATGATAGACCGCGGTATAGACGCGGCTCAAAATATGAACCCCCGCAAAGTGTTTTGGATTGTTGTATGGGTGGTCGTTGCATTTGTATTGTTGATCGCGTCCAAGTCTCTTGTTGAGATGGTAAGCCCGGACGAGATTGTCGGCATCCAAAACCCCATTACAGGTAAAATTACTTGGTATACCTCTCAAGGTCCGAAGTTTCAGTTATTTGGATCTGTTATGCGGTATCCGAAAAGTTTTACCTTCTGGTTTTCATAAAAGCCCGAGCAAGGTAAAAAAGAGGATGAATCCCTCAAGACTCGGTTTTACGATGGAGGTCATGGGAATATATCTGGATCCATTCAAATTGAGCTTGCCTTTGATGATGAACATCTTAACTTACTTCGGG